TTACCGGTCTATGGATGGCGAGGCTAACCCTGCTGGGTGAGCACCTCGCCCGCAGGGGGATTGGGGTGAGGGGTAGTTCTTGCTGACGCGCTGGGCGATGTCTTCGAGCCTTTCGGACATGCTCCACATGTCGTCGTTGTTGTCGGGGCGGGATACCACTGCTGCGCGCTGGACGTTGCGACCGATCAGGATTTTTGCGGCCAGCAGGATCAGCCAGGCCTCCGCCTTGCGGCGCATGAAATTACTCATGGCTTCGGCCCCTTGTAGATGAAGGCGTAGGCGAACCAGAGGGTGGCTGGCACCGTGAGCAAGATCATGGCGTCACCCGCTTGAACTCGACCACCCAGACCCACGGGTTGGCGTCCCAACTGCCTCCGACGGAGTTCCACAGATTGGCGAACGCCCAGCGCGGACTCCCGAGGCATTCCTCATGGCTGGTGGTTTTGTCCCAGGCCCATCCGGTGCGCTGCTGGTGGCCGACCACCGCCGGACAGATGCCTATGTCTTTCCAGCCGGTGCCGCCATGGGCGCACTGCTGGCCATAGTCGGTGAAGAAGCAACCCTCTGCCTTGGCCTGGTCCTCGCTGATGTCCTGCAACCGCTCGACGCGCACAGCGGTGATTTCCAGCAGGATGCGGCAGGCCCAGCGCGGCATGTGAATGCTTGGTCGCCACCGGATCAGTTCCTCTTCGCCCCCCAGTCGGGTGGTCCGTCGGCCCGGTAGATGATCTGGCAGTCTGCGCGCTCAGCCTCGGGCACCCCTCCGTCGCGGAAATCATTGATAAGGCAGGTCTCGCGCACCCACAGGCGGTCGCCGATCTGTCCGTATGGGCAGTCTGCGGTTATTTGCTGCTTGGCATTTGGGTAAAGCCAGTGGCCTCCGCGTTTATTTTTAAAAGTCAGCATTGGGCCGATCATGTCGACCATGCGTACTTCGGGCTGCACCTTCACCGCCCGGCGCGTGACCGTCTTCCGGCCTTCCAGGATGGCGCGCACCATCGGCGCCGAGAACAGGATGGGGCGTTCCTTTATTTCAGGCATGACTTCGTCCTTGCCGCTATAGAGGCTGACTTTGAAGGGGGAGTTGGAGGGGGTTTAATTCTTACGGGGTATTTCGTTCAAGTTGGTTCAAGGAGCATAATCCGCACCTATCAATTCAGGGACAAAACCCATGAGGATCAGGGGCGTTACATATTGGAACTGGGCCAATCCTAACTTGCACGCTCGATCTCATGACGAGCGGCTCACCGATGGGACGCTGATCAATATCCAAGTGCGCACCTCAAGCCTTGGACACACTCAGTTGTTCGTTGGTGCCTACGGTCCAAAAGGCGTGATGATTTTTGAAGAGGCCTTCGACTCTCGTCCCGGTGAAACCATGACCCAAGCTATGGCTTGGGGATTAAGTCATGCGATGGGACGTGTCACAACGAGTACAAATGACCGGACATCCGACGGCCAAGCTCCGCGATCCAGGGGGCGTAAACCCAGCGCCTGATTGATAGCCCGCTAAGTTAAATATTTCTTTAGTCTTGCGAGCGTCCATACTCATCAGTGTGTATACCGACTCGCAGTTCCGAGTCAGACCCATCACAGGCGGTACCAGTGATGAGCGTCAACGAAGAGTTCAGACAAAAATCCCACCTCCTTTTACTTGAGCTGGACGCTGCAACTATCGGAATGATGATGCTTGTGTCCGCCCGGGATATGGGGGGTATCGAGTGGGATGTGGCGACTAAACGCCACCATGACGCGTACGAAGTCTGGAACAACTTCCTGAATGAACCGGTGGCGGGCTGACCTGGTAGGTGTCACTCGCCAGATCATGGGCATTCACAACCGTCATGCCGAGGCGTTCGGCTATCAGGACCTCCAGGCGGGCACCCTTTGAATTTTCCCAGCCGGGCAGGGTGGCCACGGTGTCGCAGTCCATCAGGGCGGCAATGTCGCGGCGCATGCAGTCGTTCCAGGTGCCGCCGTCGGGGTTGAGTTCGGCGGGGTTGGTGACGGTGTGGCCACCGGCGCGCAGGTTGGTGGTCATTGCGTGGAAGGCGGCAAAGTTGAGGCCGGGCAGGCCGGTCATAGGCCCGCTGAGGTAAATGCGCTTCATGCGGCCTCCGCGACTGGCTGGCGAAACACCGGAAGGGCGCCGGCCTGCTCGCGCACAGCCTTCATGCCTTCGGCGTCGTAACCCCAGATGTTGCTGTCGCCGAACCGCTCAGGCCCAAGGTAACCAAGGTGCATTGGCTCCCCGGTGCGGATGTAATCCCGGAACTCCTCAACGAGCGACCGAAGCGTGCCGCCATGGCTGAAGCCTCGCCACCGGCCACCCCAGGTTGTTTTGTGCGTGAAGATCCGCCGCGCGCTGTAGTCGTCGATGAACCAGACCTTGCCGCGGTGATCCACTTCCATTCTCGCGTAACGATTGGCGACCTGGTTGAAGAAGAACCGGCGGCCGTGGGCACCGATGATCCGGATCACCTGGTTCACCCGTTCCGTGCGTTGCTGCTTCAGGGTGAGTTTGTTTTCTGTAGGCATGGGGAGTCCTTGCCGGGCCATGCCCGGGCGTTGGAGTAGGGCATTTATAAGTTGCTGATGCGCATTACCTCTTTCATCCATTGAGGTTTTGCATATGCGACGATTGAAGCGTCTTCTGGGGCTGGTCATAACCATCCTTCGGCTCATCGATGAACTCGACCAAGACGGAGGTGACAAAGACGGGGGCCGATGAACCGAGGTGATACGATGGGCCTTCTCTGAAGTGGGAAGGCCCATGACCAAGCACGATATTTACGATGAGATCGAAGGCTTTCAGGTTTGGAACTACATGGAGTGCGACAAGGACGAGGAAGGCCGGGAGACCTGGCGTATCAACGTCGAGGTAAAGCGCAGTGGTGAGGTGGTGGTGCCGGTTGTTGCGGGTGAACGAACCTATGTTGACCGCGGCCTGGCGCAGGTTGCTGGGCGTGAGGTCGGGGGCCGGCTGGTCGCCGCTATCTAAAATCTAGAATGGCTCTATCTCAAGGCTTTCGGGCAGGTATACAACCCTCAGATTTTTTTCATCATGATTTAGCAGGCCCCGAAATCATTCGTGTGGCCTGTCATCTTGTATGAATAGAGGGTTTGAGAATGAGTCAGCAACTGAAAACGTTCAAAGGTGTGGGCGGTGTTTTGGTGGAGTTCGTTGAGGAAACACGGCATACCTCAGCCGGGTTCGAATTCCACAGGCTATCTATCTGGCGATTCACTGCTGCCCAGCTGAGCGCGCTTCGAGACGCGCCGCGCCGTCGGAGCGATATCTAAGCGCCGCTGAGCCCGATGCCGGAATTCCGGCATCGGTCAGGCGGCCTGGCTTTCGAGCTTCGGCGGCCATTCCGTAAACCCAACCTTTGGCGCCTTCGTCTTCGGGTTGATGAGCTGTTCGCCATGTGCGTCGAGCAGCGTGCGCTTGGTCTTTATCCGCATGTCGCGGCACTTGCTGCCCTTGCGCGCCAACTCAATGAAGTGCTCTGCATACTGCGGTGCATCGAAGAGTGGGCTGAGCTGCTTTACCCTGACCCCCCCCATGATCTGTTCGGCCTTCTGGGTGACCTTGATCAGCCAGTCTTCGACCGAAAGCTCTATCTTGTGACCGGGACGCTTTGGGTCGGGCCGAGTGGTTTTGACGGTCTTCCTGGCCTCGGCCATGGCGACATCAAGGGTCATTCCAAACACTGCAAAGGTGCTCATGGGGTATCTCCAAGCGTGCGCCTGCCTCGCCGGCTGGCGTGATTGATTAAATTGAGTCTGTCAGGCAGAAAGCTCGACCAAGGGGATGCGGCTCATGTGCATCGTGTAGCCGGTCCTTTTCTCCATGGTGTCGTACTGGGCCAGCAGGCCAGGGTGATGCCGGCGACCATTGCGCAGATCCCCCTTGCTGCCGAACATGCAGTACACACAGCTGAGTCGCTCGTTGCCCTGGGCATATGCGTAGTGGGGCGCCTGGCCGGCGGCGGCGATGGTGCTGAACACCTCTTCGGTCTTCATGTCGTGCACCACCAGCCACTCGTACCAGGTCAGCACCGAATTGCTGATGCCCATCCGGCCAAACTCTTTGCGCTTGGCCCGCCCAGGGGATTCTTCGGCGCGCAGGCCCAGGCAGTTGACCACCACCTTGTATCCGTTGGCCTTGGCATACCGGCGAACTTCGCGCTGGATCGGGCCCCGCTTGAGGTCGCTAGTGCATTGCCTGGTGGATGCGGAGGGCCAGCTCGGCACCTCCGGGCGACTTTCGAAACGCCGCTCGACCATTTCCAGCAGGGTCTTGGATGCTCTGGCGACTATGAAGGGGATGCCTGCTGCTGCCGCCTGGTCGCGCGCCAGCTCAAGCGCGCCGGGCCATTCCATATCACCCAGGCAGGCATGGGCGACGATCAGCTGGCTGGCGGGTATCACCTCTAGCAGCTTGATCAGTTGGGCCTGTGAGTCCTTGCCGCCCGAATGATTGGCGACAAAAAGCGCGCCGGAAGCCACCAGGGCCTCAACGTCAGAATTGAGTTTCATGGATACCTCGCCGGCTGGCGTGATTCGTTGATATGGGGTATTACGAGTGACCGGCATGGAGCCGGATCAAGCGGTGAGGCGTTCGCCAATCACCGTCGTGGTGAACTGAATTGTGTACTCAGTGACAAGCTCGAACTCGCCGCCGCAGGTGTCGCAGGTCATTTTCTTGTCGCCGTAATCTTCAGACTCGATGTGGATGACCGCGGCGCAATGCGGGCATTTGCATTCATCCTGGCTGCGATAGTCCCACTCGTCGTATTCGCTCTCGGCTACCTTGGCCAGCGCTTCGGCTTTCACAACGGCGTCTTCTGCGTCCTGGCAAGGTTTGCAGGTGAAGCCGTCAGGATGGCCCCATGGAGTTTCCGTGAGCTTCGAGCGGTGGGTGCTGCACAGGCGGCAAACGTTGTGCTTGTCGCACACCGAGTAGCTGTACTTCTCACCTGTTCCGTTGCATTTAGCGCAGCCGGATACCCAGTACCAAGCACCATCGATACGCTCGGCATACAGGCCGTTTTCCGGGGGCCGCAGGCTGACTTCAGGCAGGTCAGTAGTGGTACGGTGAAATCGGTGATGATCCGCCCCGTTCCACACGTTGAGGCTGCCGTTACGCTGGCGCTGGGTCCACTCGCCCGGGATCTCCGGGATCAGGATCTTGGTGTTCTTGTCCATGGCACTCTCCCTTTAGGCAGCCTTCCGCTGATCCAGCACCAGTTGGCGAGCCGCTTCAAACTCGCTGCCAAGGATCTCGGCGGCGCCTTCGATGTTCTCGTGCCCATCCTCAAGCCTGAGGCCGAGATTCAGGTAAACAACCCCATCCAGCTCGAAGAACACACCGCCGCACATCCACAGTGCGCCCGGGTTCAGGCCGATCGCCTCCCAGGCTTCGTCCATATCGATGCTGGCAGGGCAATGTTCCTTCCAGAGAGCCGACAGGCGCTCATGCTCGGCGACCTGGGTGGCGCGCGCCTCCTTTGGCGTTCCTTTCGCAGGCTTGGAGCTGGAGCGGAGCGAGCGGTACCCGTATTGGTCGGGGCGGCACCAGTGCACGTCCAGCTCGCGGCTATCACTGATCTTCACGCCGCCGACGTAGCTTCGATTGCCTGAGCGCATCGGCGAGGCCGCCCCACCAAACGCCTGGCCAAGCTTGGCGCGCTGGGCGTCCCACTCTTTGCGTTTGGCTTCCCAGGCGATTACCGCGGCAACCACGGCCGGGGCGGTGGTCTTGTACATGTAGTTGCTCATGGATTATCTCCAGTCAGGCGCCGCCCTCCGTGACCGGTGGTGGCAATTTGGTTGGGGTTGGGGTATGTGTCTTCGGCGAAGGAGTGCGTCTCGTGCGCCCCACTCGAAAAGGAGTAAGGATATGGCTGGATCAGTGTGGGAGGCGCTCTCGGCTATTGGCACGTTGGCAGCGGTAGGTGTTGCCTTGTGGTTTTCCGTTCAATCAATGAGGGCAAGTAGCCGGATTGAAACCGATCGAGCTCAGTTGGTGGCCGCCAAGATGCTCAGTCCAATCTCAGCTCTTGAGCGAAAGGTGTCTTATCTTTTTCTTTGTTTTGCCTTCAATAATGAAGACCCTCCTGATCAGTACCTAAGCGTTTTGTTTGGTATTCAGGAACTCGACGTGATGGCCAAGGCGATTACCATAGAGGACTTGTATCCTCTACTTCATTTGGACAATCACGCAGCAAAACGAGCAGCAAGGGCGTTAGGTCTGATTCAGACATTTACTAGTGACGCTAACGCGATGCTTTCGCATCACTCTTGGAGCATTGTCGAGGCGCGTGAGATTCATCGCAAGAGATGGATTGTGATGCTCTCTGAGATTCAAGATCACCTGATTGTCGCGGTAAAAGTCTGCGATTTGGCTGCCGCGACGGGGGCACCCAGACCTACATCAGAAGAAATTCACGGGGAATAGCTGTCCATCTTCCGTTACCGGATGCAGCGAGTAGGGTGGGTTATTCGTCGCCGTCGTCTTCGGCGTTCATTTGGAGCGATTCGGCGAAGCCTGCTTGCCGTAATTTACGCGCCACATTTTCAGATACGGTCATATCGTGGCGCGGAATTGCTAGCAGGTAGGCGGACTTCTCGGCACCAAGCGAGTGAGCGTGTGCGATCAACCGCCAGATGGTGGACCGGTCTTTCGTCTCGCCCAGGTCGGCGGTGAGCGCCGCCAGTCGTTCACGCATCCTCTCGCGGAAGTAGTGGCGGATGATGTCGGACGGGCCTTTGACTTTCGGCGGCGCCGGCGGCAGATCCTCGGCCCGAACATTCAGCACCAGCAGTTGCACCGCTTCGCTGACTTCCTCGATCTCATGCCAGCGCATCAGCTCGTCGAGCATCTGCCGGGTGCCGTACGGGACCGTGTGCCGCAATTCCTGCTCGCCCAGTTCCTGCCGTTTCTCGGCAAGTTTGGCTGTGCGCTCCTTCTGTTCGGCAGCCATGGCCTACCTCTTCTATTCCGCTGGCCGGCAGTGCGAGCCAGGTTTGACGTTTGCGTTGCTGGGAGAGGGCTATGCGGCGCATGAAGTGCTGCCACGTTGCGCTTTGGGGTAGTCGATGCCGTGGGCGGCGATGATCCGCTCGAAGGCCTTGTTGCCGATCGCCAGCTTTCCGCAGCACTGGCGGCGGGTGATGCCCAGCTCAAGGAAGACGCGAATCCGCTCGGCGTACTTCGCGTCGCGGGCCTGGACCTGTTCGCTTCGAACTGCGCCATTGGCACCGCCCCGGGTCGGCTTCTTGAAGGTGATGCCGTACTCCCTTGCGAAGCTGTAGAGGGTGCGCCGGCTCAGGCCCAGGGCAGCCGACGCTTCTGTCTGCGTGTGCGTGGTGCCCAATTCCCGGATGCGCTCAGCAAGTTCGTCGCGTTCCTGCTGGCGAATATCCTTCGAGTGCAAGGGCAGGGGAGCTGCTTCAACCCGTCGCCGAACAAACGGCTTCGGCGCCGGCGGCATCTGGTTGCTGTAGGTGATTGGCTTGGGCTTGTAGCCGATGGGTGCCGCTTCTTCGATCTGGCCGCCGCCGGCCAGGAACTTGGCGACCTGGGCCGCCAGTTCATCCGAGGCCGGGCGCAGCGCCTCGACCAGGCTGAGGTGGTTGCTGATCATGCTGCCGCCTTGGCCAGCGTCACCCCGGCCATGCTGAAGGTTGAACCCTGCGCTGCGACCATCGCGTCGAGCGCTTCCCAGTTGACCAAGAGTACGGTGATCGGCGCCTGACCATATGCCACGGCCTTCACCAGGGCCTCGAAGTCCGTCACGTTGGCCTGCAGCGCTACCTGCTCCACGGTGTGGCTCGCCGCAGGCTTTGTGGCCTGGCCAACGGGTGCCGCCTGGACCGGAGCGGTGCGGACCGGCTCTGGCGTCGCCACCTTCTCCACGACCGGCTCTGGCTTGATGGCCGCCAGGCGCTGGGCTTCCTGCTCTTCAGCAATGCGCTTCGCGTCGGCCTTTTCCTTCTCTGCCTTCTGGTGTTCGGAGATTCGGAATTTGATCAGCGTCACCAGGTCATCGTTGGCTTTGGTCACCAGTTGCTGCACGTCGCTGAACAGGAAGGCGTAATCAACGGCGAGCTCCGCCAGGCTGGTCAGGTTCAAGCGAATGCTGTCCGCTGCCTGACTTGCGTCGATCTTTGCCCGGGCCAGCTCGGTATCGGCCGCGTCTTGGAGGCTGGCGATGGTGCGCTTGTTTTTCATTGCGCCAGCGAAGTCGACTTGCACATGAGGCAGCGCCACCTGGCCCAACGTCCTGTCGATCCCGGCGATGTGTTCCGCAAGTGCGAGCTCGGCCTTTTGCTTGATGGTGGTCTTCACCAATAGCTCCTGGGCCTGCACGAGCTTATTGACCTTCAAGCGCGTCTCGCGGGCGTGGGCACTGATACGATCCAGCGACGAGAACAGTTCGTCGATGCTTTGGGTCTGCGACAGGGCCTGCTTCTTGGCGGTAGCGACAGCCTCTTCAACGTCACCACACCATTTGACGGCCTTCTTCGCGTCGGCGAAGTCCTGGTCGGTGGAGAGTGTGGTTTTCACCGTGTCGATGACCGCCAGGGCCGAGTCTTCAAACACCTTCAGGTTGCTGGCGGTGACCATGCCGGTCAGCTCGATACACAGGGCTGGCAGCTCATCAGGCGCCTTGCCGACTACGATTGAAGGCGCGTCGGCCATTTCGAAGTTGGCCAGGTCTGCCTCGAACTGTTTCCAGCCTTCGATCAACTGGGCCGCGCGCCCGGCGACGGGCCGGTACTCCATGTGCACGAAGTTCTCCGGCGTGCCGTCCGAGCAAACAAATATGACCCGCTCAGCGCCGCTCACCAGCAGTTGCTGCTCAAGCTGCCAGTAATAGTGCGGAGCCAGGTCGCCCGCTTTCACCTGGGCGACAACCGACTCATTCCACAGCTTGTGCTCGAACAGAGTCTCGCCGAGCATCGTGGCGCCATCCATCGAGGCGAGCAGGTTGCCTGAAGTCCCAACGACCGGATACAGCTCTTCGCCGATCATCCCCTCAACCAGGGGGCGAGCCATCGCTTCGGTAGCGTGGCCTTTGTCGAAGATGTACTGCTGCGACTGCGTGACTTCTGGCGCAATGCCTGTCTTCTTCAACATCAGCAGGTCTGTGCGGGTCTGGTACTTCGAGGCGCCCATCATTGCCGGTGCTTCGGATGCGGTGAAGTGCTTGCCGCGCAGCGCATGCCACTCGGCGGAGCCTTGAGCTACGTTATGGATTTTCATGCTGACTCTCCGTCGATAGGTGTCATTCGATTGATTCTGTCGATTTGCGCTTCGCTGAGCGTGTATCGGGATTGAAGAAACGCGATCAGCGTCTCCGAGTTGGTCTTTCCTTGGTCAATGCCGGCCTGCCAGGTCGGAAGCATCGTTTCGAACTTTTCATCCGAATAGCTTGGATTTGCTTCAGTCTCTTTGGCCGCCGACGGCTTTGGCGTTACATCGCGCGGCGCTTCCTCGAAGGTCTTGCCTTCCATTTCGTCGGCGGTTGGCGCCGATCCCACTTCAGGGAAAGCTTTGCGCAGGGCCTGGGCCTCGGCGCATTTGGCGAGCTGGGCAAATGCCCGGCGCTTCCACATGGCGTTGGGCGCCGCAGTGTCCTTGCTCGACGTCGCGTAGTTTTCGAGCCAGCGTTCATTGGCCGTGTATTCGGCAACCAGGCCGTTGCTCATCTGCCGCTTAACGGTCACGCGGCACCACTCGGGATACGTGACTTCTACGCCGCTCAACTTTGCCGTTACTGGGGGGCCATATTCTGGCTCACTGATTCCGGCGTACTGGCCGGTGCGTGCCGCCTGGATGCGGTAAAGGCCGATGCCGGGCATCACTGTGTCCTGCATCTTTTTCGTCTTCGAGTTCCAGATCGGAACGATGTGCACCGGCTTCAACATTGGGTCCAAGTGCGCGGCCTGGCAGTAAGCCAACACCATCACTACAGAGTTCTTTTCTGCGCCGGGGTAGAGGCTGCTGCTTAGCACTTCAACGAGCGCGGCCTCCGACATCGCAGGCGTGTTGTCGTCCTGCTTCATTACTGCGGACATAGGGAATCCTTGCCGCGATGCTCGCAGCGATTGAAGGTGTTGGTTATTGAGTGATTCGATCAGATAGGGCGCTGGATTGATGTCACGCCGCGTCGGCCTTGCGCTGCTCAGCCAGGTCGGCGGCGCGATCCGCTGCCACCTCTTCGGCGCGGGCCCGGCCATATTCGTTGGCGTGCGGCCTGATCAGCGCCTCAGCAACATCGTGCAGGGCGGTGGGGCTGTACTTGCCTTTTGGCTGGCCCATCGCCTCGCAGGCAAGATCATGGGCGCCGCCGTGTACCCTGCGGCCGTCGGCGACGATTGCGCAGATCATGCGCTCAATAGGGTATTCACGATTGTCGGTCAGCAGCGGAGCGATGTGCTCCTGCGCGCCGAGGTGTTCGGCAAGTGCTTCCCACAACGACTGCGGAGTGACCAGGGCGACCGACTTACCGTGGGCTCGGGGCGCTGTGACGTTGTCGCCGCAGATCAGCGAGTTGATCGCATCGTGGAGCCAGTCGGGCCCCTCTGGTGTCTCGAGAAAGTCGATCATGATTCACTTCCTTCAAGGCGGCGAGCCAGGGCGCAGGCTTCGTTGTGGTTGCGGCGAAACCCTTTCACCTTGCCGGTGGCGGAATCAACGACGTGGAAGAACTCATTCCCGGCCGGGATGACTCGAAAAAGCGGCGATTTCTTCGGAGCGCTGGAGCCGACCAGCCCAAGACAAAGGGCCAAGGACATATTGCGGCGCTGGTGCATTGCGAGCGCTACATCACAGTAAGCGTGGTGACTTTGGTTCATGGTCGTCTCCAGGGGGGGGGCAGGTTACTCGGCGAGCTGTGTAAGGCGGTGGAGTGCTGCATCACGGCGCGCCACAAGGTCTCGCGGGTCTTGGTAGTGGGGCGTACGAGCCCAAGCGCAGCACTCAAGCCACCAGGAACTGTATTCGTGCGGCGATGCGCCATGGCTCATCGTGCCGTCGTTGTAGCGCTTGGCGCCTTTCAGCGCCGGCACCTTTTCGCAGTACGGGCAAGCGCATGGCTTGACGCCCTCTACGACCACCTCGCCATAGCCGTGCCACTGCACATCAGTGACGCCTTCTGCGGACTGCCACTGGACACCCTGCGGCAACAGAAGCCGGTAGCCGTCCCAGTAGTCAAACGAGGGCGATACAACGTTTTGGTAACCGGCACCACGGAGGCGCATGTGAGCCAGGAACGTTACAAACAGGCCGGGCGTGCCGGTGGAAGGCAGTCTCCAACGATAGGCGCCCGCCGTCTCAGGCTGGCGCTCGGTGTATTCAATCCAATCGCTCATGGCGACCTCCAGTGCTTGGGATTAGGCGGTGGCTTTGGCCGCGATTAGCCGCTTGGCCTCTATCTCTTCGTCGAATGACAGAAGGTGAGGCGCTGCTCGGTAAAGGTTGAGCAATCGTTCGCTTTCATCCGTTGACCATGTCTGGTCGGCTAAGCGTTCTTCGTCGCACTTGGCATAAGCCAAAAGAGCCGATTCGATAACTCCACTCATGGTTCGGCGCTGGATGCGACCCACTACATCAAGCATGTACTTAACGCGGGGGCTGATTCGAACGCCGATTTGGGCGCTCCTGGTTTTTACGCCAACCTTCTTGGCCATAATTTCTCCGTTCGTTGGTTCACCTGTATTCGTCAACACTCATGCCTCCCGCTGGTTGCCGATGGGCGCGGGGAGGAGTGCTGACGGGTAGAGGCGCACAGGGGCATTAGCGTTTTGTCTTGGCAGCTAATATCATCCAAGCGCTGCATACATGGATGATCATTACTTTCCCTATGGGGCTGCTTAAATGGAAAGAAGCTACTTTTTGACGATGCTTTTACTGGTCCTTCATCAGATAGATGCTGCCTTTTGGCGCGAGTGGGAGTTGTTTTTCTTGCCCGGTGGTGTTCAAGGCTTTCTGCTCTTCAATGCCTTAGTCATACCCGTGTTAATGATTGGGTATCGGCATGTTTTACTGGGCACGAGTCGCGCGTCGTTCTTTGCCAAGATCTGCGCTGGTTTAGGTACGCTGACATTCGTTATCCATGCCGGACTCGCTCTGGCTGGCGCGCATCAGTTTCATTTGCCCGCTTCTATTGCCGTCATAATTCTTTGTTTGATCAGCTCGATATGGTTGCTGGTCAATACCCGAAATCACGATGCTAGGCTTGCTGACTCTCCTGCGATCTGATGCGTTTAAGCGGCTAGGCCGCGCCTTCGTACGCATCGGACTGCTCTCAGGCTTCCGGTGGAGGTTCTTGAACAGTCTCAAGCCTGCCGTGAAAGGTGGAGAGCAGTCCGATGCGCTCTCATAGAGAGGATCGGGCAGTTAACGACAGGCTGTCGTGGCTGCTACAGGTGCCGGTACTGAGCAGAAGCTCTTCCATGGTTAGCGTGGAATCCGTACTCAAGCTCTGCTGCCTTACGGGCTGCGGCTGCGTCATTGATATCGGCGAACATCCCCAGGTAGATGTACTTCCCATCTACGCGGATCTGAGCGATCCACTTCCCGAACCTCTTGTGCCAGCAAACACCAGTCACTCCGCTTTTATTGCCTGACTGGAGCCGTTGATTTCTGCCGTTTTGCTTGTTGGAGACCAATCTCAAATTGCAAAACCGGTCATCCGAGCGAATGCCATTGACGTGGTCGATCTGTCCGTCAGGGTGTTCGCCAGTCATGTACAGCCAAGCCAGCCGGTTGGCGCGATGCTTGACCCCGTCAACCCGAACCACTAAATACCCTTCGATATCACTAGCCCCAGCCTTTGAGCCGTGCTTTACGCCCATTCTTCCCAGGTGATGCATATGTCCGGTGACTGGGTCGTATACCAGCACTTGCTTCAACCTCTCTTGGGTCAAACTTGAAGTCTTTGCCGTCATAAGTGACTCCCGGTTGTTTTCCCAATGCTCACCGCTCTGGATGGGCATCAGTGAAAAGGTCCGTCATGCGGCGAACAGCTCTTGCTGGCGTGGCTGCTGCATGCAGCGCTGGAGCCCGGCGTGTATGGCCGATTCCAGCAATTCGGCGTCTTGCTCAAGCTCAGGGAATTGCCCGGAAAATTCGCTCACTGCACTGCGCAGTCCGGCTGCCTCACGCTGCAGAGTTGGAATAACGATGCTGATCATGTTGCCGATCGTGCGCAGATCCAGGCTGCACTCCCGGCAAAGCCGGATGTAGTCGAGCATGTACTTCGGCATTTCACTTACTCCCGGTTGTCATCCCAAGCAGCCCTCGCGAGAAGGCTGCTCAGTGATGCTGTCCAGTTGAACCCCCGAGAAATCCTCGGTAGTTCATTTCTCCACCACGCGCATCGCCCGATTCATATCTCTGGCCGGCGTCACACATTTCGTGGACGGTGTTCTTCGCCGACCGGCTTGCGTGGTTTCGCGTACTCACATCTGGTGAGCACGGCCAGTTCCAGAGCTGGCATGGGGATCGAATTTGTTTTTCGCGCTGTTCGCCGTATTGGCGATGCCTCAAGGGCTTCCCGTTTCCGGGGATCGATCCGCGAAGATTTCAGGTTTTTAAAGAGCGGCGGGCGGAGGCCCTTCGCAGTGGCTGTGTGTCGCTGCGATGGAGTTAATTTAGCCGCAAGCTAAAATATCGTCAATAGCTCCAAGCTAAATATTTAGCGATGGGCGAAAATATTGCGATCCGCCAGGTCTCGCCGAGCCGATGTCTGAGGTTCATAAACGCTTTACGCGTCAGTTAGCAGTGAGCTATGATTTTTCCATTAGCTGTATGGATATACAGCATTTAACCGGGAGGGGATTTTATGGCGAAGAAGCAGGCGGCACCGGCAGCACGACAGGAAATGAGCGGTATGGCGCGCCTGGGTCTGCGCGTCTCATCGATGATCAATCACCCGGTCGCGCAGGCGCAGCGCTGGGTGACGATTCACCGCCTGGACACGGACGGGGATCGAGAGTGGGAAGAGGTTCTAGGGGTGATAGCCGAAACCGACGAGCTTGAGCTTACGCTCAATGATGACGGCAGCGTGACGGTGAGATGGGAGCAGCAGGAAGTCGAGGTAGCGGGGAGGGGAGAGGTCGAGTTTCAGCCAGAAGAAGAGGCGGCGCCTTTCTGACAGGCAACAAAAAGCCCGCATGTGCGGGCCTAAGTCGAGCATAGAGGGGGAGTGGTAGCTCGACTAAATGAGCTTAGACCAGGCTAGGCGAGGATCAAGGCAGACAAAGAAAAGCCCGCGATGGATAGGGCGGACTTAAAGGCTTTCAATAAGAGCCGGGGTAACCAAATGTGCATCATGGCGTAAAGCCACCATTGGTCTAAAACTCGACTTGATACTTGCCGCCGCGACTATGCTGAATTCAATCATAATCGTGATCGAGGCCCCAATGAGAGAGGCACAGCGAAGATTGGCCCTGACAGCCTGGCGCGAGCTTTCTGCGGTGGCTGGAGGTCGAATGGACCCAGATGATAAATACTTTGAATTACTGAGGCGGGCCGACTCCATGGAGCGAGCGGACCTCATCGACAGTGATGAGTGGAGAATACTTGTGCAGCGCGCGGGAGCATTGCTTTGCAGCACTGCGCAATGTATGGGCGGGTCGGGGTAGGGCAGATACAAGAAGCTCGACGCTAAATTATTCGTCCGCAGCAGGAAGGACTAAAGCCCTATAAAGTGCTAAAAACCAGCCGACTCCGGTCCACCCAGCTAGCAGGTTCAGCTTGAATACCGATATGCGCACATTCCTAGCCTGGCCGATTACACATATCGACGGGTAGAAATACAACGCCGTAGCGCTGGAGAAGAAGAGAATATTGGCAAATAGCGCGACCTCGTTGCCGCCGCTAATACCTAAATAGCTGAATCCGCAAAGTGGAATCAGCATACCAAGCGAAAAAACCTTCACCGATCCGCCCTCTACGCATGAATACGATCACGCCGGTAGGCGGCGTAATAGCATCAATGTACATAGGCGCATTTGGATAGTGAAACGAAGAAAAAACTATCCGTTCGATGGTCGTAAACAAGAAGCCCGGCGCTGGGCCGGGCTCACTAGTCGAGCAGATGGGTACCTTGTCGTGACATCACCATCTCTTCCAGGATCTCGCGGACAAGCTTATTGATTCCCTCTTCTCCGCAATAATGGCTGCGCTCTATCTGTGAGATGGTGAACTGGTTTGTGCCTGGTCCAGCCACGTTTATCGACAAGCACCCGTCTTCGTTAATCGAGCATGTGACAGTGCACTGCGGAAGCCGACCAGAAAGGAGGTGTTCGAGATCGAGCTTGCTTAGCGCGTCCATTAAGATTCCGTAATTATAGGCGTTAACACCTAAGCCTAGCTGCCAGGGGAAGTGTGTAAATGGTGGCCTATCGCTCGGTGAAGATGAGCCCGCGCTTTGTCAGGGAAACTCCCGAGACAGATGAGAGGAGCGGACCAATAGGGTCGCAATCCACGCTGTAGTGATAAGCCCCTGAGACCATCCCCAGCGTGATCATCTCTCGCAGACCAAATAAAACAAGGCCCTGATCGCCGACCAAGTTCACGGAGTCAATTTTGATCACAGCATGAATTTGCTTCAGTAAGGCTTGGATCAATTGGGCGTTGTCGTCTATGTACATAGCACTACGAAAGGTGGCGTGATGGCAGTTCGATTCTACACGGTGTCTAGAAGTTCATTCCGACCGCCTGTTTATATCAGGAGTGAGTTAAACCTCCAGGGCAGGCTTGGATATGGCTCCATTTCGGAGAGTGGAACACGTTGCCGCGGGCAAAAAAAAGCCCGCTTATGGGCGGGCCTAAAGGGAATTCTTCAAAGGAGTAGGGGGAGTTTGGCCCCGGCCCTGTAAATGCCAGGTGAAAAGGATGTCGCAAAAGCAGAAAGCCCGTGGTGTGCTGGCTGCTGCGATTGGTCCTTGTCGTTTGCAACACAAAGCTTACCAAGTCGCTACACGAAAAATATGACGTAACCCATTCTGCAGCTGTCATAAATCACGCGAATCAACTGTTTCTGAATAGAGAGCGTAGTTATGACTTTAAATCGATTGGTCAAGGTTGCAGCAGTTGTTGCTCTGCTGTCTTCTCTGTCGGGATGCTGGATTTTTATGCCGCCAGGAGGTGGTGGCGATGGTGGTCACGGTGGCCACGGTCAAGGCGGTGGACCTGGTGGGGGCCCTGGCGGTGGTCCCGGTAGTGGTCCGCGATAACGGATCAGTATCTGAAGGCAGTCGAGAGGAGTAGAGGCGATCATGAAGATCGCCTTCGCCGCGCGGGCTGATCTAATCGTGCCGAGCGCGGCTGGGTGGCGAGCATCTTGTAGCGGGCAGTGAATGGCCGAGACAAGAAACCCGGCAGCGGTCACGCTTCACACGATCAAATTTCAGGCAAAGAAAAGCCCGCTCTGTGGCGGGCTCTCTTTGACACTTGGGGCGCCGATCCTTCAGCGCACCCAGTGTGCAATCACGCGGATTGCCAGCTCAATGGTGGCACGACGAAGGGCACAAACAAGGAGCCCGGCGCTGGGCCGGGAGCTCTTCTCTTGATCGGAAAGATTAGGTGCCGACTTGCTGCAAGTCCAGAGCGTGCTATTATCGGTTAACGGTGAAAAAATAAAGAAAATCCAGATTGCGGGAATTGATCAAGATATGGCCAAAATTGATATTCAAGAAGAGGTTGAGAGCCTACTGGTAGCTCATTTCCCAAGAGATTTTTGGGTCAGGGCATTGGACGATCTGCATGCGGCATATGGTATGGCGTACGACACTATGACCGAACGTTTGCAGCTTCATAAGCATGAACTTGTCAGGGCATTGCCGCAGGCTAGGCACTATAAGCTGAGCTCAACCATGCGGAGCATCGCCGAGTCATCCGGGCTCGAAGTCCTAGATTTGAAGGCAGATAACTCGGGGGAGAACTACGTTGTATTAAGGTCTGGACCTCTTCAGCTTGGTCGAATTGGCGTGAATCAAGGTAGTTCTCTGCCTCGAGGGGCGAAGCATCGAGCGCTGATTGCAGCATTGAACGCAAGGCTTGAGGGTGTCACGCACGATTTGTTTTCACCAACTGTACATATGCTTCCCTCAAGCACGCTTGGCTTGCTCTTAGTTAACGTAAATCCTAAGCAGAACCTCGATCAAGACCGGATGATTGATCTTCAAGTCGGAGTTCCATATAGCGATCTTTCAGGCTGGCACTATCTTCAGCCATGCTCGAAAGTTCTGACAAAGTACTCAGATGTGCCGGCTGTAGAACAGCCTGCCGTACTGAAAGATAAGGCAGTAATTCGATTGAAAGAAGTGATTAGCGAAATCGAAGCATCGGAATCCAGAGATAAGTCATGAGAGTCGGAGTCTCGGGTTTTGTACCTGCTCGCCTCACCCAGGCGCGAGTACTGGCTTCACTGACCAGGCTTGAGTTGAGCGAGCGCATCGGAAAATCGTCTTCTTCTATTTCGCGATGGGAGAAAGGAGAGAGTGCTCCCGAGTCAGAGGCTCTCGAAAGTATTTCTTTTGTGCTTGGCTTTCCGGTTGCCTGGTTTACTCGTCCAATCTCAAGCAAGCCGCTATCGCCAGTTTTTTATAGAACACTAGCGAGTACGAGCAGCGATCTGCGCGGGAAAGCTGGAACAAGGATGGATTGGTTGCAGGAGATTGCAGGGTATCTGTCTACTTGGCTCGACTGGCCTGAATTGAATTTACCTAGCTGTGAGGTCACCGATCACCGAGAGCTAGATTTTCCCGAGATAGCGAGAGCTGCTTTAAAATGCAGGGAAATGTGGGGGCTTGGGCTCGGCCCAATAGCTGATCTGTCCATGGCAGCAGAAGGTGCTGGCATAATCTGTGCGCACGTCCATCAAGGAAATACAAAAATGGACGGGCTGTCTCAGTGGGACGAATCTCAGAAAAGGCCGTTTATTCTGCTTTCTAGCGATAAGGGTAACTATTATCGCTCTAGATTCGACCTTGCACATGAGATCGGTCATGTAGTTCTTCATAAAAATATAAAGACATTTGATATTTTACATCTCAAAGAGATTGAAAAGCAGGCAAACTATTTTGCTAGTTGCCTTTTGCTGCCTGAGGAGCTTCTGTCTATAGAGCTTCCAAGATATCCGTCCCTGGAGAATTTGCTTTCATTGAAGCGGCGCTGGAATGTATCTGTAGCTGCGATCATTTACAGAGCCGAGAAGATGCTGTTAATCGGTGAGCAAGAGGCGTTAAGGCTTAGGAAAAGCTACTCTGCTCGTGGGTGGATGAAGGGCGAGCCGCTCGATAATGATTTTGCTCTAGAGAGCGTTCGGCTAATGCCGAGAGCAATAAACGCCATTTTGGATGCGAAAATAAAAACAAAGGTATCGATAGTTCGAGACTTGATGATGCCTGTTAAGGATGTTGAACAGCTGTGCGGACTCGCTGACGGTTTCCTAGCGTTTCAGCCTAAGTTAATTAGTAACCCGCTTCCAAAGCTTAAGAGTCTCCAGGATGACTCGGGCTCTAATGTGTTCGAGTTTAAAAAGAAAGGTTGAGTTTTTTCTCAGGGCTGGGGTGGGCGACGCCCCCCAGCCTTTCAATGTAATGCTAACAATTCAGCGCTCGATTTATAAACCCTCCGCATAATCCTTCCCGCCTTCACCTCATCCGCATAGCCTACGACGGACTTCGTTAATCATTTTGGGCGTGGAGAAACAGGTGGGCTTGAAAATTTCCCCATATCACGTGCATCCATCTCTGCTTGACTGCAACCCATGCGCTTGGCCCGTTCCCGGAGCGCCCAGATTTCCCCGCCCGAATCTACCGGTCTGCCCTGCAATTTAAGGACGAATTCGTGCCCTTTAATGACGTTGCTTGTTCCGGCACATTCCCAAACTCGCTGCGCATCAGATGTTGGCATTGGCGCATCTAAAGTACCCTTTGCGCCCTCGGATAGCGAGGGAGGCGTGTTGGTACAACCCGTAAGGGCAAACGCGAGCAGAATAAAGGTAAATCTCATCTAAATTCCTTTTTTTTTGACGGATTATTCGCGCGACTTTCAAGAGCTGTCGTGCGTTCAACAGGGGGTTAGTTTGGCAGGTTTAGACCACCCGCGAGATTAAATTAACTCTACTGCTATTGAGCGCTGAGCCGCTTCATTGACCATCTCACAGTTTCTAGCGAAACCGGAGTTCCATCAGCCCAAACGGAGTTACCACTTTGCTCCATTTCCAGGCTGTCACCGCTAAAGTGCCCGGTGAAAGTTTGTGTAACCGTGAGTTGCAGAACCCCCTCACTGTTTTTATTAACAATACGCCGCTCGCCTTTTATCCAATCACCTTTGCGCGTGAAGATAACGGGGTTATTAACACCGGGGTGGTCATTGGTGTAATAGGTCCATCGCTTAAAGACTACTGCTTGCGCTTCTGTGGTACGCCACCATATGAAGCTGCTGGCGTCTTTGAAATAAACATATACATGATATCGCGAGCCAGGGTCTTCGTTATCTGCGTACCAAAGCCCCTTCGGTACGGGGACAACGGGAGCTGTGGCGCAACCCAAGAGAAGCAAGCTGATACAAAACGAGAGAAGTATTTTTTTCATAAAGTCCATTTTCAGTTACAAGGCGAATCGCCTAAACGCGTTTAGTGCACACCGGCATAGATGTAATTCAGCGTTATCAGCTCAACCACCGCCACGAAAACGCACAGAGCAATGAAATTAGGGCTGAACACCCGCTTGCGGCCGGAAGAGCCTCCGCCCAGCCCAGCGACATCGGAATAGCCGGGGAGCATCATAAGGAAAGCCAAGCAAGCAATGACCCCTACCTTGCTCCAGAAGGTCTGCTCTCGCCATGCAGTCACCTATCTTGCCACCCACGGTAAGGGCAATTCATCGCTTTAAGGCGGCGTCTAAGCGCTGGGGATTCAGAGGAATCGTATACCCAGAGGTCAGAGGTGGCACGTGGGGAGAACTGAAGTGCGTCTCTAACAAACGCCTGGCTTGCGAGCCTCTGGAATTCCCGACATTGCTCAACTCGCTCGGCTTCCGTAGCTGGCATTGGTATGGCTTCGATTTTCTTTTCGTACTCAGTTTTTTCAAATAGCTTGCTGTAGCAGCCTGAGACAAATAGTGGGGCGACTATCAGTGCCGCGACCCGTAAGGCATTCATTCCACATTCCCTTGTGCACGCGAGCGCTACTCAGCTCGCAGTAGTTCGATTTAGGTTGCCGCATAAGACCATGCGCCTACTCGGGCTTGCTCCGGATTATTTGCCCAGCCTTCACCTCATCCGCATACCCCGCCAGCTTGTCCTCTGCCTCCTGAAAGCTCAGCGCGATCTTCATCAGATCGTTGGCGCCTTGTTCATCACCTGTCGCCAGAAGGCGCTTGGCGAAGACAAACAGATCGACGCCCGACCATTTGAGCAGCGCCGCAGCCTCTTTCAGGTCGCGGCGCAGTTGCTGGTTGGGTTTAGTGAGGGCCATAACGTCACACCGGTTGTCCGTTCCACACGTAAAGCACTCGGGCAAGGATGTGGGTGTCATCAACCCGGATGTCCTCGGCGTCGTGGTGCTTGTTGTCCGAGATCATCTTGAAGCGGTCCTTGCCTTTCTTTTGCAGGCGCTTCACGTACAGCATGTCGTCGTGGGAGAAGAGGTAGATGCCGTCGCCTGTGAACTCCCGGATCGTGATGTCGACGAGCAGCGGGTCGCGGTCTTTGATCGTTGGAGCCATCGATTGACCCCAGCCGGTGATCATCTTCAGATGGAAGTGCTCTTTGAAGGTGACGCCCAGGTCGCGTAGATGCTTTGGGCTGACCCTGATGTCCTGAAGCATTTCCGGGTATTCGTGCGGGATCTGTCCGCCGCCCATCGCCGCGCGCACATCGTAGTGGGCAATCCACACCTCATCGCCGACCTGGCCAGGGCGAGAGAAGTCGACGGTTATGACGTTGCTCGACTCGTCAGCGGCCGCAATGATCCTGTCACGAGCCGTGCTCGTTAAACCTTTGACCTTCGAAAGCATCTGCTTTATCTGGTCCGCCGCTGTCTGTGCGGATGTCTCGCCTGCGCGATCGCTCGAAGTCAGCTCTTCAGCTGGAGTTATCGACTCACCTGGCGATATGGAGTCAAACCAACCTCTGGGCAGCCCCTCGATCGCCTCGATTCTCCGCGCTACATCGTCTCCCAAATTCTTCGCTGTCTTGTCCGACAAAATCTGGCTCAGGTGCGCAGGCGCCATCCCCCAGCGCTCGGCGCACGCGCCTTTTCGCTGGTTGCCTATGAGGCTGATCAGTTGCTGTTTACGAATCGCATAAATATCCATGCGGGCAAGAATGCCAGCGTTTAGCTCAATGCTAAATGTGCTCAAAGCTAAATATCCCTTGCTACCATATTAGCCATAAGCTAAATTTCTCCCATGTTTAAGGAGAGATCCCATGAATGACCATCTGCGTGACTGGCTCGCCAGCGCTTCAAACGAACGGCGCCAGTCAGTGGCTGCCGCTGCCAAGACGACGGTAGGGCACCTGTGGCAGTTGGCAGGCGGCCATCGAAAGGCCTCGGCTGACCTGGCGGAACGCCTTCAAGACGCATCAGGAGGCGAGATCACCATCGCAGGTCTGCGCCCGGATCTTCTCGACCTCGCCCACAAAGTCCTGCGCGGCGCCGCCTGATACCCCTGCCCTTCGATCCATGAACAAAGTTTCGCCCACCCACTGGCAGGGCGCCACGGAAACAAATTTGAGGTTTTACGAATGGAAGATTTTCTGCGGGCTTGCCAGAGCGCTGTTCTGGATAACGAGGCAAAGGTACTGGCGGCAAAGATGGGTGTTCCACACGTTGGCTTGCTTCAGCGTGCGAACCCGGACAACGAGGCTCACCACCTGACCGTGGAGCATCTGTTCGGGATCTTGCTGCACACCGGCGATATGCGCCCACTGCTGGCTCTGGCCAACGAGTTCGGCTTTGACCTGGTATCGAAGTCAGCGCCGGAGCCGCAAGCGCTCACCAAGTCACTGATCAGCGTGAGCAAGGAAGTCGCCGACCTGACGATCGCCGTTCACGAAGCGCTGGACGACAACCACGTAAGCACTTTCGAAAAGAGCCTGATCCGCCAAGAGATCAATCACGTACGCCAGAGCCTGGACGTGATGGATTCGTCGGTAAAGGCGGCCTGAATTGCAGACACAAAAAAGCCACCGGACGAGGGTGGCTTTTTCTACAGCGGTAAACAACTGGAGCGAATCATGCACCAACACACAGAATCGATCAATACCCCCAACATTTCCGCGCCACGTTTTCTGCAATCGCAAAACGTGGCGCGGGACAAGATGAGCAGTTTTGATCTGCTCGAACTTGTAAATTCCGCGCGCACCGAATTTGGCGAAAGCGAAGTTCGCCGCAATGATTTTACGGCCCGGTGCCGTGATGAGCTTGAAGGTGAATACTACGAAACTTTCGTAGTAAAGAATCAGCGCGGTCCAGCGTCCGAGGGGCTGATGCTTACCAAGGATCAGTGCTTACTGGTCTCCATGCGAGAGTCGAAAGCGGTTCGCCGCAATGTTGTCGCCAAGATCAATGCGCTGGAAGCACCTGAACTTTCCACCATTCAGATCCTGCAGATCGCCATGGAGTCTGAAAAGGCCCGCTTGATGCTCGCTGCCCAGGTTGAGCAGCAGGCGACCAAGATCCACTCCTTGGAGAACCTGTTCAAGGAAGGCATGACCCACACCCAATTCTGCAAGGGCCTCAATGGGGTCAACGTCATGCAGGTGGGCAAGTACCTGGAAGCCCGAAGCTGGCTCTACAACGAGAGCAAGTCCGGCCTACGTCACCGTGTTGGCTCCTACGCCCGCGACAAGTACATGACCGAGCACCAGCACGAAGTCACCCCACACGGCAAAGACCCCTTCATCTCCTACACGCCGATCCTGCTGAAGAAGGGCGCCGCACGCCTTTATGACCTGTACCTGTCCAACGAACTGCCTATGAAGAAGACCTGGGACGGTCTGTTTACCCATGACAAGGCTCTACGAGGTGCAGCGTGAGCGTTCAATCCATGACCTGGGCCCTTGATCAGCGAGATATTCGTGACGCTACTGCGCGTCATGTGCTGCTCTGCCTGGCGAACTATGCAGACAAGAATGGCAAGGCGGCTTTCCCTTCCGCAAACAGCCTGAGCGAAGACACGGGCCTTTCCGTTCGTACCGTTCGCTACAAGCTCGACCACCTTGAAGAGATCGGAGCAATTCGTCTTGGTAATCAAGCCATTGCTGCTGCCTACATTGACCGTCACGACCGTCGCCCAGTTGTCTATGACCTGTGCATTGAACGGGGTGCATCTCCTGCACCCGGTGATAAGCGGGGTGCAAATGAAGACACAACGGGGTGCAGATCAGAACACAACGGGGTGCAGCTCACGACCGAACGGGGTGCAGGAGCTGCAGCCAATCCACCCTCTAACCATCCATTAACCATCAATGAACCGAAAGAGCAGGGCGCTGACGCGCCGCGCAAGCCTGCCAGGTTTGATCCGCTGACTGCCAAGCCGGGAAACGTGACAGCCGAAACCTGGGCTGACTGGTGCCAACACCGCAAGGAAATCCGCAAGCCACTGACCGCAAAGAGCTGCGAGCAACAGGCTAAGGCACTAGTGGGGCACGCAGCGCCGGACCAGGTCCTCGCCACCTCGATCGCCAACGGCTGGACCGGGATCTTCCCAGAGAAAGGCCCGAGCAACGTCCACCAGTTCCCGCAATCCCGTCACACCGGCTTCGCTGACCGCGACTACACCGCCGGCCTGACTCAGCGGGAGGATGGCACCTATGCGTTCTGACAAGATCGTTTCGATACCAAGCACCACACCGGCGCCGCAGCAGGCCACTGGCGTGTGCGAAGACCACGGACAATTCCCGCAGAAGCTCACGGTGATATTCGGCAAGGAATTCAGGACGACATGCCCTGAGTGCCAGCGCATCCACGCCGAAGAGGAAAAGACTCGTAGTCAGGCGCACGAAGCCGCTCTCGCGCAGCTGCACATGTCGCAAAAGCTGGGTGCCGCGCTGATCCCTAAACGCTTCGCGGGCAAGACATTCGGCGGGTACATCGCCGACACCGCCGAGCAGCAGAAGGCGCTGAAGACCTGCACTAGGTACGCCGGCGACTTCAAGCAGATCGCCGCCGCCGGCCGGTGCCTGTTGCTGCTGGGTAAGCCCGGCACCGGCAAGACGCATCTGTCGGTCGCCATCGCCAACGAGATCATGGCCACGTCCAGCGCAACCGCCGTGTACCGCACGATCGGCTCTGTCCTGCAGGCCATTCGCGCGACCTACGACCACAGCGGCGACAAGTCAGAGAGTCAGATCCTCGCGAGCCTCATCAGCCCCTCGCTGCTAATCCTCGACGAGATTGGCGTGAGCAAGGAGAAGCCCAGCGACTTCGAGCTGACCACCCTGTTCGCCATCATCAACGGTCGGTACGAAGAGCTACGACCCACCGTCATCGTCTCCAACCTCGACGCGAAGGCCTTGGCTACCGCTATCGGCGAGCGTTGCGCTGACAGGCTCCGGGAGGGCGGGGTGATCGTGATCCCGTTCGAGTGGGAATCACAGCGCGGCAAGGAGGGTTTCTGATGAGTAGCGAAAAATTGATGTGCTGGGTTTTCGGTATCGGCTTCTGGGTGATGTTCATCCTCCTGCAATTTACGTTCAGCCAGCGAGACGATGCTCGCAAGTTCCAGGCTCAGTTCAATGACATGCAGCTGGTCTGCCGGATGGTGAAACCATGAAACGAGCAAACCCAGCCCAGCTACGCCAATCCCTCGAGATGGCCAACACCATGGTCAAGCACGGGATCCGCTTCGTGTGCATGCCGGTGGTGGATGAGGCGGACTTGGCCAATCTCGCCAGCCAGGCCGCTGAGCGCTTTGAGCGCATGGCATTGATCGCAGAAGCAGCGGAGCGACGGACATGACCATCGACAAGCAGAAACTTCAGAAGCTGCTGTGGAGTGAAGTCGCTTCTTGGAAGGCTGACTGCGCGGAGTGGAAGCAGAACACGGAAGCGCTCGGTGAGTTCCTCGGCGAGAAAACCGTGGAGGAGGTGGCGCTGGGGCTGCTAGTCGAGAACGAAGACCTAAAGAGCGCCTGTGCTGCCCTTGACCGCGATAATACCAAGCTCAAGGCGGAGGTCGAGGCGCTGCGTGAGGATGACGTGCGATTTGTCGCCCTCATGGCCCAAGGAGAGCAGTCATGACCTACGCCAAGCCAGAAAGCTACACCGACGCCGACTGGGAAATGGTCCAGGGCTACATGCGCGGAAAGGACTCGCTACCACCGCAGCGCCGGAACGCAGCCTACATGCATGGGCACCGCAATGGCGTGTCGGATGCGGCTGGCGTGCCGCATGAGCGAGCCAATGTCCTGATCCGTCGGGCGAACATGATCCCAGGCATCACGCCAATGGCGCCGATAAATGCGGGTGGGCGCCATGGCTAAGCCAGCCAAACCCCGCCCAATGCCCGTGTACCTGGTGCTGCGCCGCCTGGTCGATCCGGCTACCGGCAAGGAGGTGGCCGCGTTCGTGCCGTCCTCCGACGCCGACCGGTCGATCCTGCGGGAGCGCGAATTCAAGATGAACGCGAAGATCCGCGCCGACCTCAAGCAGCCGCGCAACCCACGGTTCAATGGTTTGGTCCACGGCCTGGGCCGGGTGCTGAGCCAGAACATCGATCGGTTCTCTGGCAAGCAGTCCCACGACGCGATCAAGGCCCTGCAACTGGAGTCGGGCGTGTACTGCGACGAGGAAGCGTTCGACATCCCTGGCCTGGGCCAGCTCACCCGCAAGACACCCCGCAGCCTTTCCTACGACTCGATGGGGGAGGAGACATTCCAAGACTTCTGGCGCCAGTGCTGCGCGTACCTGGTGCTGCACGACTGGCCGACGCTCACGGAAGAGCGATTGACCGAAATGGCCGAGTTCGAAGCATTCAAGGAGGCCGCATGAGCCATAACTTCAAGCCGGGCGATCTGGTGATCATTATCAAAGCGCTCCCTGAGTGCGCCGAAAACATTGGCCGGAGTGTTGAAGTCGTCGAGGTTGATAGCCCGGCCATCGATGATTATCCGATTCGTGTCGGGGGCGAAAACCTTCTGGGCTTGAATCAATTTACCGGAGCTCCAGAGCTGACAGACCAGTGTTGGGGTTCCTCTAAATGTTTTATGCCCCTACGTGGCGACTTCACCCAAGACCAGCAGAAAGCCAAGGAGGCTGAGCCATGCTTGTAACAACCAAGGAACGGAAAAAGAAAACCTGCAAGAACCCAGCATGCGGCATCAGCTTCCCGCCGCAGCGACTGGGCCAGGCCGTATGCAGCCCTAAGTGCGGCCTGGCCATCAAGGACGTGAACCAGGCCAAAGCGCGTAAGTCGCTGGCCCAGGTTGAGCGCCGCGAGATCAAAGTACGCAAGGAGAAGCTGAAGAGCCGCGGCGAACACATGCGCGAGGCTCAGCAGGCGTTCAACGAATACATCCGCACGAGGGACCAGGCTGCCGGCCATCTCTGCATCTCCAGCGGCAAGCCGTTGGACTGGAGCGGCAACGCAGTCGATGCCGGCCACTACCGCAGCGTTGGCTCCGCGCCGCACCTGCGCTTCGATGAGCGCAACTGTCACGCCCAGAGCAAGCAGGACAACCGTTTCCTGTCGGGCAATGCCGTGGACTACCGGATCGGCCTGATTGCGCGAATCGGCCAGGAGGCCGTCGACGCTCTGGAAGCAGACCAGAGCGTGCGCAAGTACTCCGTCGAGCAGATCAAGGGCATCAAAGCCTACTACCGGGCTAAGACAAGAGAACTGAAGAGGGCTGCAGCATGAAGATCAATTCAGCGCGCCAGGCGTGGCATGACTGCAACTACAGCCCCGCGCCGGGCCAGTCCTCAGATGCCGCGGAGCTTGGGGTGGTGGTGCAGAGCAGCGAACGGGGGCCTACGGCAAATCATGCGGTGCACGGTGCTTTGGCCGGCCATATCCAGTCGGCGATAGCGCGTCTCCACTACCAGTTGCGGGCCTTCGGCAACGCCATGTACGCGGCAGAGCCGACCGATGATGATCGGGAGGAGGCGGAAGATGCGGTTTTCAACCTAGCGTGCTCTCGGGTAGAGCGCATGACTTCCAGTAAGCGTGAACGTGCCGTGTACGTCGCAAAGGGCGTGTTTCGCCGCTATCGCTACATGCACCAGGGGGGGCAGTCTTCCAACCCTGATCCGCTCATCAAGCCAGAAATCTTTCGTGCATGGGTGGAAGGGGAGTACGGCATCAAGCTCCCCTCAGCAGCTTGGGGGAGGGATTGGGAGCCCTTCGTGCAACTCTGCTTCGATGCCTGCTACGACATCGACGCCAAAGCACTGAGTCCAATTGGCGGGATAATTTACAAGATGAAAGAGGCCGCTTGACTTCCCGCACGGCTGAGGGCAATATTTCCCCACAGTTAGTATTTTGCCTTCGGCAACTTGCACTGGAAGTTCAAGAAAACCCGGCCATCGCGTCGGGTTTTTTATTGCCCACGGAAAGGGCGATTCAGCAAAAGGAATTTGCAGATGTTGAAAGAATTCAGATGCGGTAACTGCAAAAGACTTCTCGCCCGTACGGGTGGGTTTACAGAGCTCCAGATCAAATGTTCCCGATGTGGGACGCTGAATCATGTGAAGGCCACGAGCCTCGAGCAATCGCCCATGAGCGCCATACGCCCAATACAGAGGCCTGAACTTAAATCAGCTAAGTAACGGAGTTTAAAATGGAAAACGCAAATTCGGCGTCTCAAACCTTGCAAGATCTTTGGACCCAAGTGCAACCGGTGGATAACACCGGCATGCTTCGGCGCGTGGTTTTTGCGCAAGGCAAGTTTTTTGCGGCTGGTGGCAACGGTCTTCCCGCAACCACTCAGCTTGTCAGTGGAGGCGCAACTGGTACAGCGTGGACCAAGCTTAAGGGCGTCGTCACCTCTAATAGCGGAATGGTCCTCAACGAGCTGTACTGGAACGGTATTGGGACATCGCTTCAAGCCCTTTCTCAATCCGGCAATCTGATCTTCGGCGACGCAGCACGGCCTGAAAGGGATTGGACAAACCTTACGGCAACTGTTCGCGCGTCCGCGGACTTGCAAGGCATTGTGTTTTATCAACCAATTTCCGGTAACAGCTACACCTGGATACTGGTTGGGTCTAACGGTAAAGTCTTTTCCCGTTATAGCGATTGGTCAGGCCTGGTGGAGCGCTCTACGACCTTCACTTCTAGCGAGACTGTGTATTGCGTCAACGTCATTGACAGTTTTGTGTTGGTTGCGGGATCGAATGGGAAGCTGCTTAGCGCTGTGAAGGTGGCGACGGATAATCTGCAAAACTTCACGCCCAGAACCAGCACCTTCGGCACTAGCACCATCCTTTCCATGAAGCTTTGCAACGGGAAAATGTTTATCGTTGGTGCGGATGGCAAGATGGCATATTCATCCTATGGGCTTAGCTGGACTGCTGTTGAAGATACCAGTTTCGGTGGAACCATCATCCGCGACATTGCTTACGGTAATGGCAAGTATGTAGCTGTCGGCGACGGCGGCAAGACAGCCGTTTCCGAGGATGGGATCGGCTGGGTTCAGCAAGCCAACACTTTCGCAGGAACCGATATCCGGAGCGTCGCCTACGGCAACGGCAATTTTATAGCTGTTGGTGCAGGCGGCAAGATTGCTTACTGGACTCCATGATCTTCTATCTCCTTGCGTAATAGAGCCCAGCCGTCGCGCTGGGCTTTTTCATTTCTGATTCAGGCTCGCCACAGCCAGGGTGGCCCTTCGGGGGATGCCTGGACGCGGATAAGCCGGTAGTGCCGCGCTACGGAAAAACACCGGCAGCCCGCGCGCTCTGTTCACACCTGACTTCCAGAGTGGCGCGAGACCAGATCAGCGAGATCGATGCATTTGGGCGTCGACGCTGGAATTGTCTGTGGCTGGCAGCGCGGAAAGACGCGCACACCTATTCATGGCCTCAGCATTCGCTGGGGCTTTTCTCGTTATGAGGCACAGCAAATGTCCCACACGATTCAGTCCGAAGATTACGTGCCGGGTGTTTCCGGCTGGAAAATTGATACTGATAAGGGGGCCTTCGAGCTTGCATCTGACCGGGTGAAAGTTTCAGGGGCTGACCCTAAAGCCGTGTACTGCGGCAAGTCCCTTAAAGAAAGCCAGAAGCCGTTCATAGTTATTGACGGTGTCACCTACATCAATGCGGAGTGCCTCAAGGAGGCCTCGGTTGAGAGCCGGCTCTCCGCGAATTGGTCTATTCGAGTGCAGCTAGGCGCCGATGGTCGACAATGCGCAGCCGGTATCGGCATCGGCGAGCGTGAGGGCTTCGAGCTCAACCTGGCCGACCAGGTCAAAGAAGTGATCCGCTCCGAGCTCATGCCTGGCGGTCTGCTTCACCGGTCACGCTAATTCCCGCTCGCCACTGCGCGAGCCTTTTCGTTTTCGGCCCCGCCACACCCTTCGCTCTGAGCAGGGAGTGCCGCCGGGGCTGACCTATTTCAAACATGCCCCACGGAGTCGAGCGCATGGAGTATCTACAGCGCCTGCTCGACAAGATCGACAGGTTCGAATTACTGATTGCGGGCCTTGTTGGCGCTGTGATCGCGAGTTGGTGGCACAAGGACGACCTGAACGACTGGCGTGCCTGGATGATCTTCCTCATCACCGGCATGGCCTGCTCGATCTACCTGACGAGCATGGTCAGCACCTACCTGGGCGTGACCGAGCCGAAGATCGTCGCCGGTATCGGCTTCCTGCTGGGGGCATTCGGCGGCTCGCTTCTGGCGGCCATCAATCGAGCCATCAAATCCGCTGACCTCTGGGCGCTCATTCGCCAGCGGTTCGGGGGAGGCAACCCACCATGAATCTTGAACTGATCAACTCCATCGCCTGCGGCCTTATCGCGCTGTGGGCAGCCTGGTGCGTACTGAGCGGGAAGGTGAGGGACGGCATTCTCGGCAAGCTGATCTACTCGGCCATCGCCATCAGCGGTTTCGTCGTTATGGCGCGCAGCCAGAACATTTTCTTCGGCCCGAGCAGTGCCGGACTGACGCTGCATGTTGCCCTGGCCATGGCCGGTGCCCGGCACATCTTCATGGTCACTTACTGGCAGCGGGTGAAGGTCTGGCTCTGCCGGACGCTGAACTGCGAGCACTGCCTGCACTGCGACAAGGGGCCAGGTGGTGTCGAGCGCCGGAGCAAGTAATCCGCGCCACGTTTTCAAAATAGCCGAATCGTGGCGCGAGTCAGGTCCATTCCAATGATGGTCGCGACCGCTGTCCTGAATGCTCGCTATCTAGCTGATGAGTTATCCTTCGGGAAACTAATAAGCGCTCTTCAGGTTATCTCTATGCCGCGATTCGAAGCTTTCAGTAATGGGCAGCATATTGGTTGGTCCGATTTAGAACTCGGCGATCCGCCCATGGGGGTTGCGTTCGGCGTATTTGTTCCGGCTCCTGGATATTCCAGTATCCAGGAGCAGGTCAGAGCCTGCGCTCAGTGTGATCAAAGCCATTTCAATTTTACTGTGCGCATAGTGGACGGAGAGGAAATTCGTGCTGCGGGAGTGTCCGTTGCGGACTATTCGGCCGATTGCGGGGAGGACGCAATAGAGCTAAGTGTCTTAGGTATCGAGTACCCAGCATATGGTGATGTCTTTCCTGAGCACGTCGCGGCCTACAAACGCCAATTGAGTTCGTAGATACACGTCGTGTTGCTAAAGGCTTGGGAGGCCAAGGTGTGCCGCAGGTGAGTGCGGCACAGGTTGGTCATTCGGCGTGTTCAGCGTTGAGCCTTGAGCAGACAGAGTCAGCCTCAGCCTTTTCTTCGTAAACTCCGTGCTTACTGCGTTGCTCGACGTCCTTGCTATCAACTATACGGTACTTTTTCTTGCCGGTTGTATTGCCTTGCTCGTCGATTAGGTCTGTGTCGATAACTTTGAATCTGATGTCCATGGTGGGCCTCTGTTGATTTTTGATCCCTACCAATACCGGCATGGTCGAACTCTTGCAACCACAGGTGACCCATGGACAGGCCATACCCGCCATCATCACTGCTTGAACTGTCGGACCTATTCGACTTGGGCATCCGATTGACCCCGGCACCTGATGTGTGGGAGTGGCTCCAAGCCGAGATCCTCGCCGACACCGGCAGCATTCACAACGAAGACCATGCCCACCTACTGGATGCAGACATCCGGGTCATGTGGGCGTCGTCGAGCTTCGAGAAGCAGGGCAGGACAGTCCTGGGCCAGGCCGAGCAGGTAGCATTCCGCGCTGGTGGTTGGCAGAAAGCCCGAATGGAGCAACAGATGCGTGACTGGTTCGGTGAGGTGCCGGACTTCATCATCACCTTGGCCGCTGACTACTGCGCCCAGTGCAGCGACCTCGAGTTCTGCGCGCTCCTGGAACACGAGCTGTATCACCTGGCTCACGCGACCGACAAGTACGGTCAACCAGCATTCACCCAAGACGGTGCACCGAAGATCAAGCTGCAGGGCCACGACGTTGAAGAGTTCGTCGGTGTCGTCCGCCGCTACGGCGCAAGCCCTGACGTACAAGCGTTGGTGGATGCAGCAAACAGTCCTGCTGAGGTGGGGAAGTTGAACATTGCGAGGGCCTGCGGAACCTGTCTGCTCAAGCTGGCTTAATCCTTGACAGCCCTTGACGGAAAACGAATCTATGGCAGCCCTGAAAGATGAGGTGAAGGCCTTTATTGTCCAAGCCCTGGCCTGCTTCGACACCCCTAGTCAGGTTTGTCAGGCCGTCAAGGAGCAATACGGCATCGAGGTGTCCCGCCAACTGTGTGAGCGATACGACCCAACCAAGTATTCCGGTCGAGACCTCGGGCAGAAGTGGAAGACCTTTTTTGAAGAGTGCCGTAAGCGCTTCAGGGAAGAGACTGTCGATATCCCGATTGCCAACCGTGCCTTCCGCCTGCGGGCCATGAACCGTTTCGTGGAGAAGGCCGAGACGATGAAGAACATCGGCCTGGCGATGCAGATCCTCGAACAGGCGGCGAAGGAAACCGGCGACATCTACGTCAACCGGGCCCGGAAGGAAGAGGTTGGCGATGAGCCGGTGATCCCGACCCGCATCCAGGTCGACGTGGTGGATGCGAGGAAGCCGAATGCCGAGCCTTAATGTTCCGCAGGCTCAGTTCCTCACGCTGCCCCACAAATTCCGTGCGTTCGTTGCCGGGTTCGGCTCAGGCAAGACCTGGGTGGGGTGCTCGGCACTGAGCAAGCACTTCATGGAGTGGCCCGGCGTCAACGCTGGCTACTTCGCACCGACTTACCCGCAGATCAGGGACATCTTCTATCCGACCATGGATGAGGTGGCCTACGACTGGGGGCTGAAGACCAAGATCAACCAGGCGAACCACGAAGTTCACATCTACAGCGGCCGGCAGTACCGCGGCACTGTGATTTGCCGTTCGATGGAGAAGCCGCAGACGATTGTCGGCTTCAAGATTGGCCATGCCCTGGTGGATGAGCTGGACGTGCTTACTGCCGTCAAGGCGCAGCAGGCTTGGCGCAAGATCATTGCCCGGATGCGCTACAACTTGCCCGGGCTGAAGAACGGGGTGGATGTCACCACGACGCCGGAAGGCTTCAAGTTCGTCTTCCTGCAGTTCGTGAAGCAGCTGCGCGACAAGCCGTCGCTCAAGGAGATGTACGGCCTGGTGCAGGCCAGCACGTTCGACAACGAGCTCAATCTGCCGGATGACTACATCGCCTCGCTGATGGAGTCGTATCCACCTCAGCTGATCATGGCGTACCTCAAAGGCCAGTTCGTAAACCTGACGTCCGGCACGATCTACACCGCCTACGACCGTAAGCTCAACGGATGCTTCGACACCGTGCAGCCTGGTGAGCCACTGTTCATCGGGATGGACTTCAACGTCGGCAAGATGGCGGCGATTACCCATGTTAAGCGTGACCAGGGGCTGCCCAGGGCCGTGGATGAGCTGATCGACGGCTACGACACGCCCGACATGATTCGCCGCATCAAAGAGCGCTACTGGCAGCACGACGGCAATGACTTCAAGAAGACCTGCGAGATCAGGATCTACCCAGATGCCTCGGGCGATTCGCGCAAGTCCGTGAACGCCAGTATCACCGACCTGGCCATGCTCAAGCAGGCCGGGTTCTCGGTCATCGCTCCAGCGGCAAACCCGCCGGTGAAGGACCGAATCAACGCAATGAACGCCGTCTTCTGCAATGCGCAGGGCGAGCGCCGCTACCTGGTCAACTCGCTCACCTGTCCGACCTACGCCGATGGCCTGGAGCAGCAGGTGTGGGGCGCGAACGGGGAGCCAGATAAAACCGCCGGCATCGATCACGCGAACGACGCCGGCGGCTACTTCATCCACCGCGAGTACCCGATCATCAAACCGGTCACCGCTATCAAAATGGGATACGCCCGATGAGCAACGACGTCTCCTTCAAGCGGGCGGAATACACGGCAGTGCTGGATCGCTGGGCGACCGTTCGCGACGTCTGCGCGGGCCAGCACCGGGTAGTCGATCGGCTGCCGTACATCAACGCGCACGACAAGTCGCCGGAGAACGAAGATCGGAACCTGGCTTACCGCGAGCGGGCGGTGTTCAAGAACGCCACCGGACACACCCGTAACGGGCTGCTGGGCTTGGCCTTCCATAAAGACCCGACACTCACGGTGCCAAAGAAGCTGGAATACCTGCAAGACAACGCCAACGGCTCCGGAGTGAGCATTTACCAGCACTCCCAAGGCACGCTGGAGAAGGTGCTTGAAGCTGGGCGCCACGGTCTGTACGTCGACTATCACCAGGACGACGGCATCGGCGGTCACTCGGTGATCCTGTCCTACTGCGCGGAAGACATCATCAATTGGCGCACGGGCATGGTTAACGGCCACAGCGTGCTGACGCTGGTGGTGCTGCGCGAGTCTCCGGAGATTCCTGACGGCTTCGGCTACAAGACAGCTGAGCAGTACCGGGAACTGGCGCTTGAGGATGACGGCTTTGTGTGCCGGGTCTGGCGCCGGTCCGGGCCGAAAGGTGGTGGGCCGCTGACGGTCATCGAAGAGTTCAGGCCGGAAGGCGTCACCGGGCGTCTCAAGGAGATCCCGTTCACCTTCGTCGGCGCGCAGAACAACGACCCAAGCATCGACGAGTCGCCGCTGTACGACATCGCCATGATCAACCTGGGCCACTTCCGGAACAGCGCCGACTATGAGGACAGCGTGTTCTGGTGCGGACAGGCTCAGCCGTCGATCACAGGCCTGGACGAGAACTGGCGCGACTGGATGGAGAAGCATGGCATCTACGTCGGTTCAAGGGCGCCGATGCTTTTGCCGGTGGGCAGCCGCTTCGAATACTCGCAACCGCTGCCGAACACTCTGGTCAGGGAGGCAATGAACGACAAGAACCAGATGATGATCGAGCTGGGTGCCCGGATGGTGGTGGCCTCATTAGCTGCCAAGACCGCTACCGAGTCGCGCGGCGACCAATCGGCGTCCACTTCGGTGCTCGCAGGCTGCGTGGCAAACGTCAGCGAGGCCTACACCCGGGCAATCATGTGGTGCTGCGCCTACATGGGCGTTGCAGACAAAAAAGTCGCCTACCAAGTGAATCAGGAGTTTGTAGAGCTGACGGCAGACCCGCAGATGATCACGGCCTTGGTTGGCTTGTGGCAGAACGGTGGCTTCGCCAAGGCAGACCTTCGGGCCTACCTGCGCAAGCTAGGTCTGATCGCACCAGAGCGTACTGACCAGCAGATTGACGGCGAGCTGGAAGAGCAGGGCGACGGACTGGACCTGGACGACGAGGACAAAACAAATGGCGGTAAATCCGGCAGTACTTGACGCGACCATCCGGCACGCGGTCTTCCTCGAAAAGCTCAAGGCTGGGGAGGTGGGCAAGTTCGCTCCCTTCCTCAAGGAGATTGACCGATCTATACGGGATCGGCTTACCCAGTCGGATTTGACCGAGTACAACGTCAAGCGTCTGGAAGCGCTGCTGAAGGAGGTGGATAGCCTGCTGCTGGGCATCTTCGACCGGTACAGCGCGCAGCTGAACCTTGACCTGGTGGACATCGCCAATTACGAGGCAGAGTTTGAGGCGACCAGCCTTGCCAGGTCGGCGCCGGTTGGCGTGTCGCTGGATGTGGTAGCACCAACGGCTGCTGCGATCCGTTCGGCAGTGCTGACGAATCCGCTCAGTGTGCGCGGCACAGGCGGCGGGAAGCTGCTGAAGGCGTTCATCAAGGGTTGGACCGGTGCAGAGCGTGAACGGGTTACCGGCACCATCCGGCAGGGCTTCTTCGAAGGGCAGACGAACTTCCAGATCATCCGCAACATTCGCGGCACCAAGGCGGCAGGATACAAAGACGGCATCCTGGCCACCACCAACCGCAATGCCAGCACGGTCGTGCACACCGCCATTCAGCATGTGTCGTCCCAGGCGCGAATGGAGGTGGCCAAGGCCAACACGGATATCGTCGAAGAGATCCAGATGGTCGCGACCCTAGACAGCAAGACCAGCCAGCAATGCCGCTCGATGGATAAGCGTAAGTTTCCGGTGGATTCCGGCCCAAGGCCGCCATTCCACCCTAATTGCCGCACCACCTTCGTCCTGCTGACCAAGCTCAGCGCGATGTTCGCCAAGGGCGCAACACGTGCCTCGGTGGGTGCTGATGGCGGACAGCAGGTCAGTGCCGACCTCGATTACTACCACTGGCTCCAGCAGCAGCCGGCTTCGTTCCAGGACGTGGCCATCGGTCCAGTCCGGGCCAAGTTGTTCCGGGAGGGTGGGTTGACCATCGAGCGTTTCGCCGAACTGCAGCTTGATCGCAACTTCGCGCCTCTGAACCTGGTACAGATGAAGAGGCTTGAGCCGCTGGCTTTTGAGCGGGCCGGAATTTAACCGAACACATTCAACCAGCCGCCTCCGGGCGGTTTTTTATTGCCTGCAAAGCGGGCGAAACATACCCAAGGGGTGAATCAACGTGGCAGAAGAAAACGAAATCGACCTGGAAAACCCGGCAATCAAGGCCGCTATCGCGACTGCCGTTGAAGCATCCGTTTCGGGTTTGAAAACCAAGAACTCGGAACTGCTGGGCAAGCTGAAGGAAACCTCCGGCAAGCTGACCCAGTTCGAAACCCAGTTTGAGGGCATCGACATCGACGCCGTCAAAGGCCTGCTCAGTCGTGCCGGCCAGGACGAAGAAACCAAGCTGCTGACCGAGGGCAAGGTGGACGAGGTCTTCAATCGACGCACCGAGCGCCTGCGGGGTGACTACGACAAGCAGTTGAAGACTATCAGCGAGCGCGCCGAGAAGGCCGAATCCTTTGCTGCCAAGTTCCAGGGCAAGGTTCTGGGCGACTCGGTGCGCGGCGCAGCGCTGAAAGCCGGCGCTCTGCCAGAAGCAACCGACGACATCATCCTGCGCGCCAAAGGCGTGTTCACTCTTAACGAAGATGGCGATGCAGTCGCCGTTGATGAATCCGGCCAGGTCATCCTCGGTAAAGACGGCAAGACCCCTCTGACTCCGCTCGAATGGGCGGAATCTCTGCGCGAAAGCGCACCTCATCTGTGGCCAAGGGCTTCAGGGACATTTGCCCCGGGCGGGGGTGGCGGCAAGGCTGCATTCAAGCGCTCCGAAATGACCTCCGAGCAGAAGCGCGATTTTCAGCGCAAGCACGGCCAAACCGCATATCTCGCATTGCCCAAGTAAGGGGATTGACCCATGGCTACAACCGTTAACAGCGACCTGATCATCTACAACGATGAGGCGCAAACCGCATACCTGGAACGTGTCCAGGACAACCTGGATGTATTCAACGCATCGTCCAACGGCGCAATGGTGCTGGACAACGAACTGATCGAAGGTGACTTCCGCAAGCGCGCTCTCTACAAGCTGAACGGCTCCTTGGAGCACCGCGACGTCAACTCCGACGGCAAGGTAACTGCCAAGAAGATCAGCGCCGGCGAAGCTGTCGGCGTCAAGGCTCCCTGGAAGTACGGCCCTTACCAAACCACCGAGGAGGCGTTCAAGCGCCGCGGTCGTCCGGTCGAGGAGTTCTCCCAGATCGTCGGCGCCGACGTTGCTGATGCGACCCTGGAAGGCTTCATCCAGTACGCAACTGCTGGCCTGCGTGCCGCCATCGGCTCCAACGTTGACATGGTGGTTTCGGCCAACATCGAAACCGATGGCAAGAAGACGCTGACTCGCGGTATGCGCAAGTTCGGCGACAAGTTCGGCCGTATTGCTCTGTGGGTCATGCACTCCAGCGCCTACTTCGACATCGTCGACGAAGCCATCACTAACAAGATCTACGAAGAAGCTGGCGTTGTGATCTACGGCGGCCTGCCGGGCACTCTGGGCAAGCCTGTACTGGTGACCGACACCGCGCCGGCGGATGTGATCTTCGGCCTGCTGCCAAACGCCGTAACCATCACCGAGTCGCAGGCGCCGGGCTTCCGTTCCTACGAAGTGAACGACGAAGAAAACCTGAGCATCGGCTACCGCGCGGAAGGCACCGTAAACATCGATGTGCTGGGTTATAGCTGGAAAGCCACCACTGGCGGTTCCAATCCAACCCTGGCTGCCGTGGGCTCCGCTGCCAACTGGGTCAAGCATGCGGGCAGCAACAAAGTCACCGCCGGCGTGATGATCACGCTGACCGCAACGCCTCCTGTTACTGGCGGTTAAGCCTCAAACTCAACGCGCGGTCAGCAATGGCCGCCTTGGAGAAACACATGGAACTGACTTACAGCAACCAGCTGAGCGGCTTCGACCCGGAGAAGCGTTACCGCAATCCGGAACACTTCGATAAGCCCGAAGCGGGTGTGACCAGCGTGCTGGTGATTGGCGATTGGCCGAGCGTGGTCAATGCGTACGAAGCAGCCGGCATCGATGTGTCGGTGAAGGAAGCCAAGCGGGCGCAGATTGTTGGTGCGGGCAACCAAGCCGAACTGGAAAAGGTGATCACGGCTTTGCGTGCTGAGCATGGATCGATCCTGATCCTTGTTGACGGCCTGGAAGCTGGCGAAATCCATCGTCCAGAGTCCGGCGACCTGGCGTTGCGCTTGTATGAAGTGCTGGGCGCCATCCATGCTTCGGTTGGTGAGTTGACCACAGAACGTGACGGCCTGACCTTAACTGTCGACGCACTGCGTGGCGAGGTTGAAGCGCTGAAGAGGTCTGCCCTCACGCCGCCGGCTGACGAGGCTAGTGATATCGCGGCTCTGAAAGCAACGCTCGATGAAGCCAAGGTCCAGTATCGGGCCAACGCCTCGAAAGAATCCCTGGAAAAGCTCGTCGCTGAGCTGACCAAGGAGTAATACTGCTGGCTGTCGGTGATCCGGCGGCCAATCTTCAAACCATTCCAGCGAGTTGACGCATGACACTCATCATCGAGGACGGCACCGGCAAGCCTGACGCCGAAAGCTACGCGAGCGCCGAGGACCTGGCCATGTATGCCGTGAGGTTCGGCACGGTCATCCCCGCAGGTGTTCCTGAGCAGGAAGCGTTGCTGCGCCGGGCCGCCTTGGCTATGGATGGCATGACCTGGAAGGGGCGCAAGACGAATAGCGAGCAGGGACTGTCCTGGCCGCGCCGGGAAGTGCTGCTGGACCACGAGATCAAGCCGAACAACTACCTGCCTGCGCGCATCCAGTACGGCCAGATGGCCCTGGCTGCCGAGATCCATCAGGACGATATCGACCCAATCGACAAGCGCAAAGGCGCTGTGACGCTGGAGCGTGTCGAAGGTGCGGTAACCCGCGAATACGCGACGATCTCCAACACCAGCAATCGGCTATTGCCGGCGGCGCCTGATCGACCGAGCGCTACGCAGTTTGCCGACTATCTACAAAAGCGCGGGTTGTTCGCGATCCGCGCATAGCAGCAACGGAGACCACCATGGCCACCTTCTACGACGAAATGGCCGTGATGGCTCTGGAGATGATCACAGAGTTCGGCCAGCCCGTGACCATCAGCAAGACGGTGCCGGGCGAGTATGACCCGGAGACGGGCGGGGAAGCGCCAGGCGCCGCTGTTGAGCAAACCGCCCAAGGCATCCTGCTCGACTTCACCGGCCAAGAGTTCCAGAACAACAGCCTCATCAAGCAGGGCGACAAGAAGCTCAAGATTGCCGCGCAAGGATTGGCCTGGGTGCCAGGCCTACTCGACAAAGTGGTCGTCCAGGGGCGTACCTGGTCAATTATTCCTCCGCTGAAAGAGGTCAACCCAGCCGGGACGTCAATCCTGTATGAGCTGCAGGTGCGCTCGTGAGCCGGGCAGGCGCTGGCCAGTCCGGCAGTTTCGCCCTGAGCCTGGCCGAGTTCGCCGCCCAGGCCACTGAAGCCATCGACGCGAGCCTGCGCGAGATCATCATCGAGATTGGAAGCAGCATCATTCGCATGTCGCCGGTGGGCAACCCTGAGATATGGGCCGCGAACGTCGCTCATCGGGAATCCAACGCCCGGGCGGCTGATGACTACGACTTCAAAGTCGCAGTCCGCAACACGCTCATCAACCTGGACGAGTCGAATTTCACGAAGGCAGGAAAACTCAAGCGAGGCGTGAAATACGCCAAGCCGCTGACGAAGACAGAGCGCGACCAGAACTTCAACGTGAATGGCCTAGTCGCTGGTCAGGACTATGTCGGCGGGCGATTTCGGGCGAACTGGAATTTCTCCATCGGCTCTGTCGACAACAGCTTTCGTATTCACCCGGACCCAACAGGGGCTGAGGCTACTGCGCGGCTTGTGGCGGGTGCAATCGAGTTCAAGGCCGGAGAAACGGCTTTCATCGTAAACAACTTGCCCTACGCGATACCGCTGGAGTTCGGCCATTCCACCCAGGCCCCCGGCGGCATGGTCCGAGTAACCGTGGCTCGCTTCCAGCAGATCGTGCTGGAGGCCATCAGGAAAAACCAGGTATGAGTCACGCAATCATCGCCTCGATCTACGAGGCAAAGCTCATCGCCTGGAACGCTGCCAGGTCGGAGAAGCTTAAGATCGTCTTCGAAAACACGGCCTACACGCCGGCGTCGGGCGAGACGTATCTGCGGACTTTCACGATCCCGGGCGACACCGCGAGCAACACACTCGGCGGCGACCACCGGCTGTTCACCGGAGTGTTCCAGGTGAGCATCATTGCGCCGGCCGGCACCGGCAAGGCCAAGACGAATCCAATCGCAGCAGAACTGACCGACCGGTTCCCCATTTACGCGCGGGACACGAAGGGCGCGTTTACCGTGGTGACCATGTCGCCAGTTGACCAAGGGCCAGGAATCACCGGCGATTCCACCTACACCGTCCCGATCTCGTTCTTGTACCGGGCCGACACCAACTGATCCCGCCCATTGGGCAAACCCACAAACCCGCCATTGAGCGGGTTTTTTCATATCTGCAAAGAGGAAATACCCATGGGCTACAAACTCCCGAACGGCGGCACCTTCCAGCACGCCGCAACCTACGGCGCGGCACTGGCGTTCGCTGCCATCAGCAATGCGAGCGAGGCCGTGGCTACTGTAGTCGGCGGCACCATTGCCGCCGGCGATATCGTTCTGCTCACGTCCGGCTGGAGCAAGCTGGATAGCAAGGTTGTACGCGTGAAGGCGGCCACCGCGACGGCTATCACCCTGGAAGGTGTCGACACCACCGATACTCAGGTTTTCCCGGCAGCAGGCGGTGCAGGCACTATGCGCAAGGTGCTGACCTGGGTGCAGATCCCGCAGATCTCCGACGTTGCCTTCTCCGGCGGCGAACAGAACTACCTAGATGTGGTGTTCCTCGAGGATGACCAGGGCAAACAGATCCCCACCGACAAATCGGCGGCAAGCATGGTGCTGACCATCGCTGACGACCCGGCCCAGGCATTCAACAGCGTTCTGCTGAAAGCTGACGCCGGCAAGCAGATTGAAGCAGCGCGCCTCAACCTGCCTGGCAATGACACCCTGCTGTACGGCACCTACACGTCGTTCTCCAAGCAGCCGGCAGTCTCCCGCAACAACCTGTTGACGCGCACCGTCAACCTGGCGCTGCAGGCCGAGCCGACCCGTTACCTGACTGCGGTGGCGTAACCCATGGCAAAGATCAGAATCGCCCAAAACCCGACGTTCAAGGCCTTCGTGTCGATCCCTATCGTTGGGGGTGAGCCCGAGAAAATTGAGTTCACCTTCAAGTATCGGGATCGCCCGGGTCTTGCCGCTCTGTTTGATGAGTGGAACCTGAAGCGCGATGAAGCCCGGACCGCCCTGGGCGAAAGCCCAACGCTTTCCGAAATCGTTGCTGCTGACACTGAGCAGCAGTCGCAGCAGATCAAGGACCTGGTAGTCGGCTGGGGCTTCGACGACAAGTTCGACGACAAGAGCATTCGGGCGTTGGTGACGTCCTGCCAGGGCGCCGCTGAGGCGGTCGTGATTGCCTACCAGAGCGCATTCAATCAGGCCCGCCTGGGAAACTGACGGACGCCGCCCGCGCACTCTACGCGCCGGCGGCGCCGGCTGAACTGATGGGCTTGTTCGGACTTGCCCCGGGCGACCTTGAAGAAGTGACCGAGGTCTGGCCCTGCAACTGGCCGGCGTTCTTCTTGTTCAACCGGATGTCGACCCAGTGGCGGGCTGGCGCCGGTGGCGCGATCGGTCTCGACTACACCTGCATCCGCGACGTGGCCGGGTTCCTCGGTATCAAGAAAAAGAAACTCGCTGAAATCTTCCCTGACCTTCAGGTGCTGGAAGGCGAAGCCCTGCGCGTTATGGCGGAGGAAAGGGAAAACAGCCCGTAACTACGGGCACTTATTCAAGGTGAGTCGATGAACATTGCAGAACTCGGCGTCAAGATCGACTCGGCCGATGCAATCCAGGCGAAAACGAGCCTGGATGAAATGGCGAAGGCAGGCGGCCGGGCCGAGCAGTCCGCCGTTTCGCTGATGAACGAAATGCAGGCGCTGGAGAAATCGCTTTCCACCAGCGCCAAGACCACGCAGGACCTGGCAAAGCAGCGTGACGCGCTGGCGAAGCTGACCAAGACCGGCGCCTATGGCGAGGCCGAGGCGGCGAAGATCTCGGCACAGCTCGATAAGCAGCAGATCGCCCTGGCCAAGTCTGCGATGGATGAGCAGAAAGCGCTGAACAGCTTGCTGGGGGCGATTGACCCAAGTCGAAAGGCGTTGGCGGCACTCGATGCCCAAGTCGACCTACTCAACAAAAGCTTCAAAGACGGCAAGGTCGATCAAGCAGCCTATGCCGCCGGCATGAAGAAGTTCGACGCGCAGTACGCGACATTGGAGCGAACTAGCACCGCTTTCGACAAGCTGCGCCTCGGTACCCGCCAGGCGCAGGAAAACGTTGTGCAACTGGGTAATGCGTTGTCGTCGGGTGACTGGGGTAGCGGCGTGCGCGCCGTGGCTCAGTTGGGCGCTGGTGCCGGGGCGGGCGCTGCTGGGCTGCTCGCGATTTTAGGGCCTTTGGCGCTTGCGACGGCTGCTGTTGGCGGTCTTGCATACGCCTACTACAAGGGCAGCGAAGAGCAAGACAAATACAACAAGTCGCTGATCCTCACCGGCAACTACGCGGGAGTGAGCGCTGGCCAACTGGGGGATATGGCGCGCCAGGTGAGCGCAACGGTAGGAACCACCGGCCAAGCCGCCGCCGTGCTTGCGCTGCTGGCCGAAAACGGCAAGATCGCCGGGGACAGCTTCACCGGCATCACCCAGGCTGCCGTGTCGATGCAGGAAGCCACCGGCAAGGCCGTGAGCGAGACTGTCGCCGAGTTCTCCAAGCTGGCAGACGACCCGGTAAAGGCGTCTGCTGCACTGAACGACCAGTACCACTACCTGACGGCATCGGTTTACTCGCAAATCGCCGCATTGGAGCAGCAGGGCGACCACGCCGGCGCCGTAAAGCTTGCAACCGAATCCTATGCCGATGCGATCAACGAGCGTACGCCGAAGATTCTCCAAAACCTGAGTTTCTGGGAGCGAGGCTACAACGCCGTTGCGCGTGCTGCCGACAATCTCAAAAACATCGGCCGGCCGGACATTGGTGCAGACATCGAGCAGGCTCGCCGCGACCTGACCGATGCGCAGAAAGGCAATATCGGCCTTTTCCAAAACCAGAAGGAGATGATCGAGTTCCGGCAGAACCGCCTGAACATGCTTGAGGACGAAAAGGCGGCCCAGGCCGATATCGCCAAGTGGGAAGGCGAACAGGCCAAGGCACAGGGCGATGCTGTTTCGTCGATGGCCAAGATCGATGCTCTGACCAAATCGTCGTGGACGAACGAGCAGAAGCGCACCGAGGCAATCAAGGATTACAAGCGGCAACTCGACGATATCCGCAAGGTTGACCCGAAAGACTCGCGACTCGATCAATCGGCAATCGACAAAAACATCTCCAACATCAACGATAAATTCAAGGATCCGAAGGCGGCTGCGAATCAGGTCGACTTAACCGGCTTCAACAACGCCAAAAATAACCTCGCAGCCATCGTTGATGCTTACAAAAACACCCAGAAGGAACTGGATGCGGCGGAAAAGGCCGGGCTGATCTCTCAGTCCGAATACGCACTGAAGCGTGAAGCCCTGATCGGCAACCAGCGTGATGAGGTGACCGCGGCCTATGAGGCCGAGATCGCAGCGCTGGAAGCCACCAAAGGCAAGAAGTCCACAACTGCTGCCCAGAGCATCCAGCTGGACCAGAAGATCGCTGACGCACGCGCAGGGATGGTCAAGGCGCAGAAGGAGGCCGACAGCCAGCTTGAGGTGTTGGCTACCAACGAAACGGGACGCCTGGCCAAGCAGGAGCGGTCAATCACCACCTACGTGCAGGCCCTAGCTCAGCAACAACGAGCCCTGGAGCTTGCCGGCCAGCGCGCGGTTCTCGGCGTAGGCCAGGGTGACCGCCAGAACGCGCTCAACGGCGAACTGAACAGCCAGCAAGACCGGTTCGCTCAGCAGTCGTTGGAGCTGGCCAACCAGAAATCCGATCCGTCGCGCAAAATGTCGGAGGAGGAGTTCAAGCGTAAGTCCCAGGCACTCGCAGACGCGAACAAAGCGGCGACCGACCAGATCCGGCAGAACTACGCAGATGTGGAGGCTGCCCAAGGCGACTGGACGAACGGCGCGACATCGGCCTGGGCTAATTACCTGGATTCGGCAAAGAACATTGCCGGCCAGACCAAAAGCCTGTTCGGCAATGCCTTCAGCAGTATGGAGGACGCGGTCGTCAACTTCGCAATGACCGGCAAGGCGTCGTTCTCGGACTTCGCCAAGTCGATCCTTGCGGACATGGCGCGCATTGCTACCCGCCAGGCGAGTTCGGCATTGCTGAGCAGCTTGGTGGGCGCAACGGCCAGCTACTTCGGTGGCGGCGGTGGTTCTGGCGGGGCAAGTCAGGCCGGCTACACCGGCACCGACCTGTCCAATTTCACCCCGGGCAGCATTCAGGCCAAGGGCGGCGCCTGGTCGGGCGGTGTGCAGATGTTTGCCGATGGCGGGGCGTTCACCAACACCATCGCCACAGGTCCAACATTGGCGCCCATGGCTTTATTTGGTGAGGCCGGGCCAGAGGCAATCATGCCGCTCACCCGCACAGCCAACGGCAAGCTGGGCGTTTCTGCGGTTGGAGGCGGCAGTGGCGGGGTAAACCTCAGCCTCAGTATGCCGATCATTCTCACTGACCAGGAGGCCGGCCGCCCGGACGGCGCCGAGTTCGATGCCGAACTATTCCAGCGCAACATGGAGGCGCGCACCCGGCAAATCGCAACAGAAGAGATCGCCAAGTCTTGGCGCCAAGGCGGCGTGAGCAGCCGAAACGTAAAAGGATGATTTATGGCAATCGAGCGATTCACCTGGGCCACTGAAAAGGGCGTCGAGGGTGATATCAAGCAGCGCGTACGCACCAAGCAGTTTGCCGACGGCTACGCGCAGTCGACCGAGGACGGGATAAACAACAAATCCCAGTCCTGGCCGGTCACCTTTACCGGCATGAAGAGCCGCATCAAGGAAATCATGGACTTCATCGACCGGCACAAGGGCGCAAAGGGCTTCCTCTGGGAGCCGCCCCTTGGCGACCTGGGCCTCTACAAGTGCAACGGCTACAAGCCCGTGCACCGCGGCGGCCAGGTCTACGCGATCACCGCGACCTTCGAACAAACCTTTCACCCCTGAGATAACCACCCATGGCACTGATCACGGACATCCAGAAGCTGGGGCCCGGCGCCGAAATTCGCCTGTTTGAAATTGATGGGACCGAATACGGCGCGGATTACCTGCGCTTCCACGGTCACGCCATCCCGCACACGCCCGAGGAGCTGCTGGCCTACGAACATTCGGAAGAGGATCTGCCGGCCAAGTCGATTTGGTGGCAGGGCGCCGAGTACGCGGCATGGCCAGTGCAGATCGAGGGCATTGGCTCCAACAGCGACGGCACGGCCACGAGGCCGACGTTCGCCGCCGGCAACATCAACGGGCGCGTCACTGCGTTGTGCTTGGCCTTCGAGGACCTGCTGAAGTTCAAGCTGACCGTTCGTGAGACCCTGGCTCAGTACCTGGACGCCGCGAACTTCGCCGAAGGCAACCCAACGGCCGATCCGACACAGGAAGGGCTGGAGATCTGGTACATCGACCAGAAAACCAGCGAGGACGGTGAGGCGGTGGTCTGGGAGTTGTCGTCCCCGGGCGAGATCGATAACCACGGTCTGCCCGGGCGCCAGATGACGACCTTCTGCCACTGGGCGATGACCAATGGATACCGGGGGCCGGACTGCGGCTACACGGGCGCCGCCATGTTCGATGATGAAGACAGTCCCACGGACGACCCGGCCAAGGATCAGTGCAAAGGCTGCCTGTCGTCCTGCAAGTTGCGATTCGGCGAAAACGAAGAACTGGGGCACGGTGGATTTCCCGCTGTGTCCCTCATTGCCCGGAGCTGACCATGCGCAAGCACATCATCGCGGCCATCCAGGTGCACGCGGCGGCGGAATATCCCCGCGAGTGTTGCGGGCTGCTGCTGGCCGTTGGCCGGGCGCAGAAGTACTTCTCGTGCCGTAACATCGCCACGGAGCCGAACGAAGAGTTTCGGCTCGATCCCGAGGACTACGCCGCGGCGGAAGACCTGGGGGAAGTCATTGGCATTGTCCATTCACACCCGGACGCCACCAGCCGGCCGTCACCGCACGACCTGGCCATGTGTGAGGCCACGGCTTTGCCCTGGCACATTTTGTCCTGGCCCGAGGGGGATTTGCGGACGATCACACCAACCGGCAGCACGCCGCTGCTCAAGCGTCCGTTCGTGCACGGTGCCTGGGACTGCTGGCAGGTCTGCGCTGACTGGTATCAGCGTGAGTGGGGCCTTGAGTTTGAGGCCTTCCAGCGCACTGATGGCTGGTGGGAGAGTGCGGAGAACGCGAGCCTGTACGAGCAGTACTACGAGGCAGCGGGCTTTGTTCGCGTCGACCGGCCGCAGCGCGGTGATCTGATCGTCATGCACGTCGGGCGGACGGCTCACCCGAACCATGCCGGGATCTACCTGGGCACTGATCCAGCTCTGCCTGGAGAAGAGTCGGGCGCCTTCGGGCCTGGCCCATTTCTTCTTCACCACCTGTACGGCAGGCCGTCCGAGATCATCGTTTTCGGCGGCCCGTGGCATGACAGGACACGCCTGATCCTCAGGCACAAAGATGCAAAACAACCATGACGCGGCAGGGCCGCCGGAGCAGGGCATGCAAACCTCGCAACGCTACATGCTGACCATTTACGACCTTTTCACCATTACCGACGCTGGTATCTGCGGCGCTGAAGCCGAAGTCGCCATTCTGGATGGCGGTGTCGAGATCGATCGCATGAAATTCTCCGGCAAGTGCCAGAGCAAAGGCGGCTACAGCCGCAGCTACTACGGCAAGCCGGGGCTTACCGCTGAGCTTGTGTCCGGTCCCGGGCGAATCCAGCTCCAAGCAGAACAAGGGACTCGCTCATGACCCTCATCGATAGGCTAAAAGCCTTAGGGCTGACGGAACTTAAGGAAGTCCCCATGGATAGCCGCTTCCAAACCTTTGAAAGCATTAAAGAGGCCCTGAATGGCAATTTCAAGGTTGTCCCAGGCGTTCGTATCCCCGTTACCGTAAGCATTGAAGTAGATGCAGAGCCGCAGACCTATACGCTCCTCTCGCTCCCCGGGAAGCTCAATGTAATCCGTCCGAGCCGCGGCAATATCAAAGATGCCGCAGTGAAAGTCGGGCCTTTCTACTTGGAGGTAGAGGCTCATCATTCGGTATAGCCAATGGACTGCTTCTGCTGAAAGGTTCGCGTCGAGTTTCCGAATAAAGAATTCGATTCTTCCGTGTGTTTTCCTGGTGAGTTGAAACTGGTCATCTGGGTTTTCAGCGGGAGGCCGGAAAAAACAGTCATTGGTTTCAAGAACGCCGTCGTCTCGGTTGAGCCACTCCAGCAGTTCGTAGAATTTTTGAATTGCGTCTTGGGATTCGAATGGCTTGAAGTCTTCGAGCACCTCGCGAATTAGCTCCGGTCGTTCTCGAAAGCTGAAATATTCCCCAGCATTTTCTGTGTAGGTCGTTTTTCCCCATGGATGGCTCCGCGAGGCGGATTCTTGAATTTCGTAATACGAGACGACAAGCATTGATTGCTCCCTTCCTTGGTAATTGAGGGCATAACGCTACTATGCCGACGATCACTCCAGTTACTGGCATTCCATCCACGCTGGATGCCTGGACAGGTCCGAGGTACAGTCCCTTCTTTCCTGGGGAGGACAACAATGAAAATTTGGCTAATGGTTCTGTCTGCAGCGATGCTCGCGGGCTGCGCGGACAGCGGGCCGATCAAGGTCGGGCCTGATACGTATACGATTTCAACCCGCGTTCCTTTCGGTGGGCCTGCATCCGCGAAAGGGCAGGCGCTCAAAGAGGCGAACGTATTCTGCGAGTCCCAAGGCCGAGAGATCCTGCTTGATCACATGCAAGCCAGTGAGTGCGCATTGCACGGCGGCTGCGGCGAGGCAGAGATTTATTTCTTCTGTATGGCAAAGGGCGATCCGCAGTTGAAGCGCCAAAAATACAGCCCAGACCCCACACAGAAGATTGAAATAGATCAGCGCTGATCAGTTAGGCCTGCTTAGTCCAGCAGCTTAGGTTGGGCTACAGTCCCGCCAAACCAAAGAGGGAACGACATGCGAATTTTGATAGCGGCGGTAGCGGTGGCGATGCTGGCGGGGTGCGCCTCCACGGCAATTTCAGTGCGCGACGCAAAGCCGGTGCCGGCGGATGAGGTTTATGCGTTCCAGTCCAAGCCGGCTGGCGAAAGCGGGAAAATTACGGTTGTGCGTGACTCCGGCGCCGTCGGTTCGGGCTGCGATATCGTCGTCTATGTAGATGGGCGCAAGGCTGCGAAAATAGGTACTGGTCAGCGGGCGACCTTTTATCTTCCGCCAGGCTCGCCAAATATAGGCGCCGGCCTCGCCGGATCAGGTCTGTGCGCAGGTGCTGCAATCCGCACCATCGCAGCAACGGTGCAGCCAGGTAAGGAAAGCCTTTATCGAATCAGTGGAGATATGGCCGGCTTCTACATTGGGCCCTATGTCGACTACAACTGAAAAACGAAAATCATAAAGCCGCCTCCGGGCGGTTTTTTATTGCCCGGAGAAAAAGATGCAGGCATCAGCGATCAACTACCAACCAATGACAACCATTCGACTGCACGGGCAGCTCCGTCAGTTTGGGAAGTCCTTCAGGCTTGCGGTGAAATCGCCTGCCGAAGCCATTAAGGCCCTGTGTATCCAGATTCCTGGATTTGAACGCTTCCTATCGAACGCCAAATCACGAGGCCTTGAGTTCGCAGTCTTTCGCGATAAGCGCAACATCGGCGAAAAAGAGTTGAGCTACAGCGGTGCCGGCGACATTCGGATTGCTCCTGTAGTGGTGGGTAGCAAGCGTGGCGGGGTCCTTCAGACCATCGTTGGCGCGATCCTGATCGTTGTCGGGGTCATTTTCGCGGCAACTCCGTTCGGCACCCCGTTAATTGGAGCGGGCATCGGACTGGTAGCCGGCGGCGTAATCCAAATGCTCAGCCCCCAGGCCGGCGGACTCAAGACCAGCGCTGCGCCTGAGAACACGCCGGGCTACGCCTTCGGCAGCGCCAAGAACACCACGGCATCCGGTAACCCGGTACCGCTCTGTTACGGCAAGCGGCGTGTAGGAGGCGCGATCATCAGCGCCGCTATCTACGCCGAAGACCAGATGTAGCCAACACCTGAAGCACCGCAGCCGCCCATGAGGCGGTTTTTTATTGCCTGGAGAAAAGCATGGGCGCAGCACGCAAGATTAATATCCAAGGCGCCAAGGGCGGCGAAGAGAAACCAAAAACGCCAACGGAAGCCCCGGACAGTCTGCGCTCGGTGGCCATCGCCAAAATGCTGATTGCAGTGGGAGAGGGTGAGTTCGAAGGAACGCCGACTGCTCAGGACATTTATCTCGACAACACCCCTCTGCAAGACCCTCAGGGCAACATGAACTTCCCGAACGTTAAGTGGGAATGGCGCACCGGTGCGGTGGACCAGACCTATATCCAGGGCATCCCGTCGATCGAGAACGAAACCACCATCAGCACCGAACTGCGTAGTGGTACTCCTTGGGTTCGTGCAATCAACAACGTCCAGCTTTCGGCAGTGAGGGTTCGCTTCGCCTGGCCAGCGCTCCAGTCTGTGGACGCCGGCGGCAACATCAACGGGTACCGGATTGAGTACAAGGTTGAACTGGCAACCGACGGCGGCGCTTACCAGCAGGTGCTGAGCGAGGCTGTCGACGGTAAGACCACCAGCGTGTACGAGCGAACCCGCCGAATCGATTTGCCAAAGGCTACTTCTGGCTGGCTGATGCGTATCACGCGACTGACGATCAACCAGAACAACAACAAAATCTCCGACACTATGCAGATCGCCGGCTTCACTGAGGTGATCGACGCCAAGTTGCGGTACCCGAACACCGCGCTGCTCTACATTGAATTTTCCGCCGAGCAGTTCCGGAGCATTCCGGCGGTGACCGTCGAGACCAAGCTCAAGAAGATGCAGGTGCCGAGCAATTACGACCCGGTGTCGCGTTCATACACCGGTATTTGGGATGGCACCTTTAAGCAGGCTTGGACCGATAACGCGGTCTGGATGACTTACGACATCACCACCGCCGACCGCTTTGGCCTTGGCCGGCGCATCAAGCCGTGGATGGTCGATAAGTGGGAGCTGTACCGGATCTCGCAGTACTGCGACCAACTGGTGCCGGACGGGAAGGGTGGCCAGGAACCGCGCTTCATCTGCAATCTGAACCTGCAGAGCAAGGCTGATGCCTGGTCGTTGCTGCGGGACATCTCGGCGATCTACCGGGGGATGACCTATTGGGCTCAGGGCCAGGTATTCACCCTGTCGGATATGCCGCGCGCCACTGACTTCGACTTTGCCTACACCCGGGCGAACGTCATCGATGGCAAGTTCACCTACTCGAGCGCATCAGAACGCACCCGCTACAGCCGGGCATTGGTCAGCTACGACAACCCTGCGAACAACTACGACACCGACGTCACGGCCGTGACCGACCAGAAGCTGCAGCGGCGCTATGGCGACAACCCGTTGGAGATCAGCGCGATCGGCTGTACGCGTGAGTCGGAGGCACAGCGCCGCGGCAAATGGGCTTTGCTCACCAACTCCAAGGACCGGGCGGTAACGTTTCGTGTCGGCCTGGACGGGCGTATTCCGCTGCCTGGCTACGTCGTTCCGATCGCCGATGAGTTGATCGCTGGACGGCCTGTCGGCGGGCGTATCTCTGCGGTGAACGGCAAGGTCATCACGCTGGACCGCGACACCCAGGCCAAGCCCGGTGACCGGCTGATCCTCAACCTGCCCGACGGCAAGTGCGAGGGGCGCACCGTGCAACTCGTCAGTGGCCGGCAGGTCACAGTAACCACAGCGTACTCCGTGGCACCTGAGCGGGAACTGGTGTGGGCGCTCGACGCTGACGACCTGGCCATCCCGCTGTACCGGGTGACCAGCGTTTCCCGGCCAGAGCCTGGCGTGTTCGAGATATCGGCTGTGCAGTACGACCCGAGCAAGTTCGCGCACATCGATACCGGCGCCCGGCTGGAAGAGCGGCCGATCAGCGTTATTCCGATCACCGTGGTTCCGGCGCCGGCCAGCGTCACGCTGACATCCAGCTACGCCGTGAATCAGGGCATTGCCATCAGCACCATGAACATCTCGTGGCCCGCCGTGAATGGCGCGATTGCCTACGACGTGGAGTGGCGCAAGGACAGCGGCAACTGGATCAAGGTGCAGCGCACCGGCTCGACGAGCGTCGACGTCACCGGCATCTACTCGGGCGCCTACGTGGCCCGGGTTCGCTCGGTGAGCGCCTTCGAGATCTCGTCGATCTGGAAAAGCTCGAACCTGACCAACCTGGAAGGGAAGGTAGGGCTCCCGCCGGCGGTGGCGTTCCTGACCACCACCAGCCTGGTCTATGGCATTGGCATTCAGTGGGGATTCCCGCCGGGCGCCGAGGACACCCAGCGCACGGAGGTGTGGTACAGCCAGTCGGCGGATCTGTCGACTGCGGCCAAGCTGAGCGACTTCAGCTACCCGCAGGCCGCGCACGAAATGCACAGCCTGCTCGCCGGTGCGAGCCTGTTCTTCTGGGCGCGCCTGGTGGACCGGACTGGTAACGTTGGTCCCTTCTTCCCGGTGCCCGGTGCCGTCAATGGCCAGGCCAGCTCAAAGCAGAGCGATTACGAAGCGTATTACGCGGACAAGATCGGTAAGGGGGCGCTTTACCAGAGCCTGCGCGAAGAGATCGAGTTGATTTCGGGTGATGGGCCAGAGTCGGTGAATGCGCGCCTGAGAGAGGCCAAGGCGGAGCTTGAGGGACTGCTCGGCCAGATCACCGGCGCCGTGCCATTCGATCCGGCCAAGCCGTACCTGGCCGGCTCATTCGTTCAGCAGGACGGCCACATCTACCAAGCCACCCAGGCGGTGCCGGCAGGCGTAACGCCACCGAATGCGACCTACTGGAAGGACATCGGTACGATTCTGGAAACGACCAACGCGCTCACCCAACAGGTTGCGCTGGTCAGCAACAAGATCGAAGAGATCGACGGAAAGATCGTGGCCACCGCCACCTCGGTGGAGGCTTTGCGCTCTGCTGCTCGTGGTGATGACGGCGCCGGCGATCTGGCCGACGCAATCAAGGGCTGGACGTCTACGGCTGATCTTGCTGTAGAGCGTAAAACCCGTGCCAGCGAAAGCGATGCGATGGCTCAGCAGCTGCTCACCCTGGGCGCGCAGGTCGGCGACAACAAGTCCTCGCTGACTGTACTGGAACAGGTTGTTGCATCGAACCGCGAGACGTCCGCAGCGCAGATCACCAAACTGAACAGCGATCTGTCTGTGGTTGATCAAAAGGCGACCGGCAATGCCCAGGCGCTCACCAGCCTGGATACAAAGGTCACGAACCTCGACGGGAAGATCACATCCCAGGCGTCGAGCAATGAGGCGCTGCGGGCTTCCGTTCGCGGTGACGATGGCTCTGGTGATCTGGCAGGAGCGATTAAGGCATGGGAGTCCACCGCGGCCATCAGCACAGAGAAGCGCGTGCGCGCATCTGAAATCGAGGCCCAGGCCAAAGTTTCGGAAACGCTGCAGTCGAGCATCGGCCAGACAAGTGCCTCTGTCCAAACGGTCAGTGAAACCGTGGTTCAGCTCAACGGGAAGGTGTTGTCTCAAGTCACCATGAAGGCTCAAACGGTAGTGGATGGCCGAAAGGTCGCCACGGGGTTTGCGTTTGGTTCGAACGGCGAGCAGTCCGAGTTTCTGATCATGGCTCAGCGGTTCGGCGTCGTGAATGAAATCGACGGCAAGGTTATTCCGATGTTCGTGCTGGAAAACAATCAGGCTGTCTTCAACACGGCGATCATCAGCAAGGCGATCATCCAAGAGATCATCTTGGGGATGGTTCTGCGGTCGCCGACCGTGGACTCGAAAGGGAGGCCTTTGCTGGAAATCAATATCCCGGCGGGCACGTTCACGGTTCGCGGTGAAGGTGCTGACGGTTCAACTCTGCTCGACAATACGGGCGTGGCTGTGTACGACGGAAACGAGAAACGGCGCGGGAAGTTCGGGAGGATTTCTTAATGGGGGAATATGGCTTGGGAACGTGGGACGGAAACGGCGTTCAGCTGCTCGGCCCCGCTTCATTCACGATGAGGGTGGTGCTATCCACCCTTGTTACTTTCGCCAGCGGCGGGGGAGCTTCGACCCAAACGTTCAGTGTTCCTGGCTGCACGCCGGAAAACAGCTTTGCGGTAATCGTGCCTATAGCTGCGTACAACGCAGGCAACCAATTGCACCAAGTTCAATTTGAGCCAGAGATATTGAATGGCTCGGTGCGAGTTTGGCGAGGGCATCGAACAGCTGTGAATGGCTTGTATGCCTTCGGAACTCAGCGACTTATCGTGGCGAGGTTCAGGTAATGTCCTACGGGTTTGAGTTCATCAATAATTCGGATGCAGTGGCGGTTGACTCGGAGTTTGCTCGCATTGTCGTTCTGTCTAAAGGCCGCTTTATCCCAACCCAAGAGTCAGGAATGGGGTCGATGACTTACTTCGAAAAAGTAGTCACCACTCAGGAGCCGCCGTTGGTTTTCGTAAAGCCGGATCGTGTTGCTGCTGTCGCTGGACTTTGCAGGATCCTAATCACGGGATCGGCGGGTAACTGGACGGGTTTCTACGTGCGGGCCTACAACAACGCCACAGCGCAGCCAAATGGCAGCTACTTTGTGGCTGCATTTCAGGTGAGCCCCAGTGCCGGGTACGGCGCCCAGCTGTTTGATGCGAATGAAAGTCTGATTTTCGATACCGGCAGTCCCGTCGCCGTGTTCACGAAGTCATATCAGTCTTGGTCATACGTAACGTCGGGCACGGACTCTCAAGGAATACCCATGGTTTACTTCAGCGTTCCGTTTGATTTCTCTTCGCCCGACTACATGCTGATTAACAATTTCGGCATGGATATGGCCGGGGCACAGACAAGAGACGTCAGCCTCTACTGCTGGTGGGACTTCCCAGGTAAGCGACTATGGGCGATCACCATCGGCGCAACAGCTATGAGCACGCTGTACCTGCCTGCAGTTTTTGCCCGCAGCCAAGCGTAAGTCTTAATTGATATAGAGCCCGCCAAGTGCGGGTATTTTTTTGCCTGGAGAAACCTATGGCTTCTTGGTTTACAGAAGGAACGGTAACAGTCACCAACGGAAACGCCGTGGTGGCTGGTGTCGGCACGAAGTTTTCAAACTGCCGATCTGGTGACATGTTCGTCGGGCCTGATGGCGGAATCTATCAAATCGTTAATCCATCCAGCGATCTCGCAGTGTCAATCTCGCCGGCCTACCGTGGCCCTACCGTCGCCGGAGCTGCTTACGGCATCGTCCCCGTTAATGGCTACCCAAAGGCTTTAGCTGACGCGGTCAACCTGATGGTGCAGCAGTGGGGCGCAACACTGGCAGGTCTGGGTACGGTCTCCACGCAAAACGTGGTTCCTGTGACCATGGGCGGCACCGGTGGCACCAATCAGGCTACAGCACGCTCTAGCTTAGGGCTTGGCAGCGCCGCAGTGGCCAACATTGGCTACGAAAACGGAAACGTGGCGAACTCGTATTCGACTGGTCGAACGCTAACGAGCGTGGCCCAAAGCTGGTTGACCAATGCGGTACATGGGTTTGATCCAAACCTTTATCCGCCAGGCTCTCCGAACATGCCAGGCGGCGGTACAGGCTACTGGTATAAGCAAATCATACGTCACTCTGATTCGGCCAACAGGCTGACAATCGCCTGGCCTTATGGGCTTGATGGGAACTCGGGCACCATTAAGTTTCAGTCAATTTTCAATGGCGGCCTTACGCCCTGGATTGAGCTGTACCACACCGGGAACACCACTCGCGCCGCTGACGGCACACTGAAGGCTATCTAATGACCACTCGCGCAGCAGTAAACATTCTCGGTGCCGACGGCGCCGTCATCGATGTCACGTCCCTGGGCGTTAGCGCCATCACCACCGAGCACCCGGGCCCCGGCCAGTATCTGGTGCACGGAACGCTTGGGATGGTTCCACCACCAGAGGGGTGGGGCTACGTCTTGAACCAGGTCGACGCCGCTTGCTCGGTAGCCATCAGTTACAACGAGGACGTGCTGGCCGTAAGCGTGGCCAAGGATGGCGAGCCCGTCGACTTGGCCCACAGCATCACTTTGCACGTATCCGTGGATTCCTTGCCCGTTCAGGAGGTGCCGGAGCTGACAGCACCTGCAGCTGACCCGCTGGAATTGGCTCAGGCCGAGATCACCCGGCTACGGGCCGTCGCTGACTATGCGATCGCGCCACTTCAGGACGCCGTGGATGTCGACGAAGCCACGGACGCAGGCCTCGCGGCACTCAAGTCCTGGAAGAAATACCGAGTAGCGCTGAGCCGGGTTATTGAGCAACCGCAGTACCCGGATGCCATTGAGTGGCCCGTCGTGCCTACGTAACTGCAAACGGTCGAAGCCGCCCGCCTTGAGCGGGTTTTTTATTGCCTGGAGAAAAGCATGTCGATCACCGAAACCCGAGGGGTGCGCAACCGCAATCCTGGAAACATCGATTACGTTCCGGCCAACCAATGGCAGGGCCAACTCAAGCCGGACCCGGCCATCGAGAAACGCTTTGCCCGGTTCGATACGCCGGAGAACGGCATCCGTGCCCTGGGCAAGCTGCTACTGACCTATCAGCGCAAGCACGGGCTCAAGACCGTGAAGGCGATCATCAGTCGTTGGGCGCCGTCTGTGGAGAACGACACCGCCGCGTACGTCCGCGCCGTCGAGGCGAACACCGGAACCCAGTCCGGCGCCGAGATTGATCTGGCCCAGGCTCCGGTAATGGCCGGTTTCGTCAAGGCGATCATTCATCACGAGAATGCTGGCTATGCCTATCCTGATGCGGTGTTGGCCGAAGGCGTGCGGAGGGCGCTGGCATGACGCCGGTGCAGAAGCTGGCCGTGATCCTGCTGGCCATGGCCGTGAGCTTCGGCGCCGCCTGGCAGGTGCAGGACTGGCGGTATGACGAGAAGCTGACAGAGCAGGCTGCGCAGTTCCAGACGGACCTCAACGCGATCGGCAATGCAGCAACCGCCCAGGCGCGCGCCGAGCAAGACAAGCGCCTGGCCATCGAGCAGCAACTGGCCACCTCCGACCAACAACACACCAAGGAATTATCCAATGCTCAGCGCAACCAGGCTCTGCTGCGTGACCGTCTTGCTACTGCTGATGTGCGGCTGTCAGTCCTCCTTGCCGAGGATCCAGCCAGTGGCTGCGACGTGCCTGCCACCCCCGGCGCCGTCGGCGTGGTTCATGCAGCCCGTAGAGCCCAACTTGACCCAGCGCATGCTCAAAGAATTATCGGCATCACCGACGATGGGGATAACGCCGTGATCGCGCTGCGGGCGTGCCAGGCGTATGTCAGAGCTATTGCGCGCTGAGGGTGATGAGCTACGCTTTCCGCTTGAATGCTAAGGACGGCAATTTTCTATCAAAACTGACAGGCTATTATGGACAAGCAGCTGGCAGGTCTTTCATTTCTTTTGACGCTTGGATGGGTAATTGCTGTAGTGGGCGTCATATGGTTTTTCGGTAGATGAAAAAACTGTAGGAGGGAACTTGCTCCGCATTTAATGGCTCCCATGAGTACACCCATTTGGATATGCAGTCATGAGCATCGGTGCAAGATTGAAATCTGAACGTCTGAGACTTGGATTGTCCCAATCTGCGATTGGTACGATTGGTGGAGTGGAAGTGAACGCTCAGGGACGGTATGAGAGCGGGATTCGGCTTCCGCGGGCGGATTACCTCGCATCGGTCGCGAAATCCGGCGTCGACATCCTGTTCGTGATCACTGGCAAACGCACCGAAAACGGTAACGCGGATTCGGTTAAAGCTGCTGAGGCATTGGACAGTGCAACAGAGTGCCTCGAAAAGGCAAAACAGCTGATGCACTGATTTATTTCTAATCTTTGAAGAGTGGCACGGTGATCAAGTACACAACTGCGCTGCCGCTCCTGATGACTCTCACGTGGGTCATAGCAGCCGGATCGTGCATCTACGCGTTTTCGTAAATTCAGTCGCCCATGGGCTGTATTAAAGCAGGCCCTTTGTTCCGCACATTGCCCAAGGCCGTGTCGACCTTGAACCATTCGAAGGCCTCGGCCGGCTCGCCTTGGTGCAGCACCATCTGCTCGGCGCGCTCCTTGGGCGTGGCTGGGTCCAACCATTCCCGGGCCAGGTCCGGCGTCAGCACCACAGGGCGCCTGTCGTGGATGTCCACCATGCCGCCGGCGCTGTCGGCGGTGATGATCACGAAGCCGTCATGCTCGCCCGGTCCTTCATCGCTGTCAGGCAGTTGGCCAATGGCTGCGCACAGCACGGGCGCGCCATCCCGCCGGCGGATCAGGTAGGGGTGCTTTTTCGGGCCGCCTTCATCGACCCATTCAAACCAGTTATCGATGGGCGTGATTGCCCTGTGCGGCCAGATCGCGCGGAAGAACGGTCCGTGGGCCACCTTCTCGACGCGGGCATTAATCGGCGCGGCGCGATCTTTGGCCCAGTGTGGCCGCCAACCCCAGCGCACCAAGTCGGCGTGCAGCAGGTCGCCCTGCAGGTGGAGCAGGGCAACTTGGGTTGTCGGGGCGACGTTATAGCGCTCTAGCGGCAATTCGCCGACGGAGTTCGCCAGTGCATTGGGCATGCTCAGCGCTGCAACGAAGTCATGAATGCCGCTGTACTGGGAAAGTCTTCCGCACATGGCCAAGTCCTCAATCTGAAACCTGAGCTTAGACAATGGTTTTCGGGCGAGACGTTAGCTCGTTCAGCATCCCGCGTAGCCTCTCGACTTCGCGCACGTTGACTCTTTCCGATGTTGTGAGGGTGTCGATCTGCTTGCGCATGACCGCTGCTTCGGCGCCGCGCTGCCTTAGATATCCGGAGAATTCGTCTTTCTTTGCCTGCGCTTCAGCCAGCATCGCGATCAGGCCGAAGATGTCTGCCCTGGCTTTGCGCAGTTGCAGGTTCAGTTCCTGGATCTCATTCTCCAGGAGGCGGGCATGCTGCTTGTGCATTTCGAGAGGCGAGGGGATGCCAAGCCACCCGCAGGTGTCTTCATCGATGTTCATGGGTGAATATTCCGAATGCTGTATTTGTGTACAGTATTCGAGATTTTGACGTGACGCGATTTGAGGCGACGAGAGGCGTCCAGATTGTTGGGAACTGCTGTACTTTATACTCCCGTTGTCGGGACAAGTCGCCGCTCTCAGTGCATTGATACACTTAGCTTCACAGTTGCTTAGCAAATCTTTCAACTGCCCCTAGAACCTCGCGGGCTCCAGATTGAATTTCCAGTATTACGCTTCCCGCCTGTTGAGCCAGCATCAGCCCTTGCTCGGCCTGGGAGCGACTATTACCCATGTTTGCTACAGCTTGATCGACTAGAAGCTGATTTTTTTGCACTACCGCTACGATTTCCTCAGTCGCGTTACTGGTTCTTCCTGCGAGTTGCCGTACTTCGTCAGCGACAACCGCGAATCCTCTACCTTGTTCTCCTGCGCGAGCAGCCTCGATTGCCGCGTTCAGTGCTAAAAGATTAGTTTGAGCAGCGATTCCACCGATAGTTTGTACCATTGAACTGATCAGATACGATTGCTTACCTAGTGCTTCAATGCCTTCTGAAGCAGACGATATTTGGTCGACAATTTTGTTCATTGTACCGACCGTTTTCTGTACAACATCTGCTCCTCGATTTGCCGAAATATCAGTTTGCTGTGATACGTCGTAGGCAGTGCTAGCTGCCGAACTAATCTCTTGTTCTCGCTGGACTTGATGGGTGACTACTGTGGCGAATTTTACAATCTTATAAAGTTTTCCACTGTTGTCATAAACTGGGTTGTAGGTAGCCTCAAGCCAAATTTCCCGGCCAGAACTATCTATTCTTTTGAATCGATTTGCCACGAAATTTCCCTCATTCAGAGTTTTCCAGAACTGCTGGTACTCTGAAGAAGAGGCATAGGTGGGATCACAAAACAAGCTATGATGCTTTCCTACTAATTGTACAAGTGAATAGCCCACAGCATTTAAGAAGTTAGCATTCGCGGTGATAACTCTTCCTGATGTATCAAATTCTATCACTGCGGTGGATCTAAGGAGCGCCTGGATGAATTCGCTATTTTCACGCGCCTTATCTATAGATTTGGTAGCATCTAGTCCATAACAACTCATATGGGTTACACGACCATTCTCATCTTTGATTGGGCACCAAGCTGCGTGTATCCAAACCATTCGTTCGTCGGCTGCAATATATCTGTAGTCATCGCTGACTGCTCTCCCTTCAGACATTGCTCGCATAAAGTTTTTATAACAAGGCAGATCTTTGACGTATGTGGGGGAAATGGTACCTAGCGAGGTACCTATTAATTTATTCTGTTCGTAACCTACCAGGTTTGCAAAGTTTTTATTAATGCAGGTGATCGTCATGTTGCTATCGACAGTCATGGTGAGCATTTCTGCATTGACTCCATCCTGTAGCTCTTGCTGTCTTTTAACCTCACCCTTTAATTCCGTTAGCTCTGTTTTTAAAGTTTTATTAAACATATAGACGCCCGAAGTTAGGGTGCGTGGGTCGCTTAGGTAAAGCATTGGCAGCAAAGAAAAAAGTTAGCTAGCTAAGCGCGTTGGTTGTTCGATTTTGTGCCAATTTTTAGTGTAGGTTAATTCTTGCGCTTGGAGTGGAAATATTAAATCGGCCGTTTTTTCGTAGTTATCAAGGTTGATTCTTGATAAGTGAGGCTTTGTCTATTCGATTGAGTGTGTGGCTTTCAGTTAGTGCTCAAACGAGTTTCGGCCTATGGTGAGACACGGCGGTTGGGGTAAGCATTTGAATTCGTTGAGCTTGATATGCTTTGGATGAGGAGCTTTTGAGCGATTACCAGTGTTTTTAACGCTGTATAAGGGTTTCTCAACCGTCTCGTATCCAATATGCCTTCTCCAACTGACATATTACGTCTGCGGGCCGGCCCCACCGCCACGGCAGGCAGCAGTGGATGCGCTCGATTAGCTTTCGCCATGCCTCTTTCCGTCCAGCTGGTTCCTATAATCGATTGCTTTCGATGAGTGCGCTGATGGCAAGCGCTATTTAGAGCTCTAGTCGGGCGTCATTAGAACAGCCAGGGTCAGCTTGATGAACTCATCGTTACCTTCGATGGTGTGCAGGGCCCCGCGTATGTTCTCAGCCACTTCAGCGGATCCGCGCTGTTCGACCCAGTTCGATAGCTCCATGATCGAGGCTTCAAGGGCTAGCTGGTTTTCGTACAGTTTGGAGAGCAGGGAAGGGAGCAGGTCTGAGTTGGGCAT